TGCCTCCGTATCTCTGATGCCTCTAAACGCCCCTGAGAGAGCTTCTGAGCGTCTTCCGACGCTTTCCTTGACGCTACCCTTGCCAGAGCCTTCTCGCTCTCTAGGAGCTTCTCGTTGGCTTCTAGGAGCCTTTCGTTAAATCTCTCCTCCGCTTGCTCACCCCCTTTGTAATATCCGTACGAGAAGGTAAAGCCGAAGGCTAGGATCAACCCAGCCCCCAGCATCACGTACTTGTTTGGAAGGGTGGGTGGAATCATTCCGGTGGCCCCCATCGTTTATACCCGTCAATGGCCGCGATTGTCGCCTTTAAGTCCCCCTTTAGTTCTGAAATAGCTTCTTTCAAAGGGCTTAGCGATTCTCTCACGACCTCCTTCAAGTCTGCCTTAGAGGCGTACTCGGCAATGAGTTTCTTTTCTAGCTCGTGCATTTGATCCTTGATCTCCTCGAATCGTCCCTTCAGCCACCACAGCCAAAAGCACAAGCCAGCTAGTGCGAACAGGATAATTCCTTCAACCAACGTTGGTGACAAATCCATTTGTATTTACACTCCCCTGTGTGTGTTAGTGCTTATGTGTTAACTACCGGCCTTAGAAGGCGTTGTCGTGTCGCTGGAACGTACCGCGTTGATTGAGCTTCATTGCGTTCATCATATCGCGAGCAGCGTCCCCTTGGATGACCTGTGAGAATCCGTCCCCACCGGCCATACGACTACGAGCAGAAGCGAAGCTAGGGGCAGGCCCCGTAGCGGGACCACGCATCATTCCTTGACCGGAGCCGTACATATCCCCGCCAGTTCCTTGGCGTTGTTCCCACCACATCTGGGGCATGCCTCCTTGCGCTGGGTTGTACGCGGGGGAGTTTGGTTGGTACGGAAGGAAAGGTGCGGGGGCACCTCCCCCTCCACCAAGATTCCCGAAGAACTCCCGCGCACGACTAAACAAACCCGAGCTTTGATTACCGGGATCGTCCCTCATCATCTGGCGCATGTACGCATCGTACTCGCGTTGGTTACGAGCCGCTGTTCCGCCAGTCATCCTGTCAGCGAAGTTCCTGATCCGGTTTCCGGTGAACCGATCTATCGCTCCAGCGGGGCCGGGAAGTGCTGCCATCATTGCATCCGAAGCAAGCAACCTCGGATTGAACATTGTGTTCAGTCGCGAGTACGGGTTACGTACTCCTTGTCCCTCCATGTTGGAGGGTATTGGGTATCTTTCCATCTTTATCGCACCCTCCTTTTACCGAGAGCTTACTCGAAAGAGAAGGTCAGGGTGCTAGTACCAGCTTCGGGATCGTTGACACGAGAGATCAAGGCGGTCGGGAAGACCGGCTGTGCTTGGGGAATCAGCGTCATGCGAAGATCAGCGATAGGGGACTCTTCGAGCGGGGGAATGTACCCGATGGGGATGACAACAGTAACACCCTCGTCTTCGGTAAAACCAATAGCCGGGTGGGTAACATTCACAACGCCCTCAACGTCACGAACTTCGAGCAACATATCAACAGTCTTGGTAGCCATGTGTGTGTATCTCCTTATTAAGCCCAGTGAAAGGTGCCAACAATATCGTTTGCGGTTACGGCTGTAGCGTCAGCGGCTGCTGCGCCGGTAACGGTTGTGTAAGCAATACCTGTACCGAAACCAATACCACCCGGCACAGACAGTGTGATAGTGCCTCCGTTGGGAGGAATACCATAGGTTTGAACCACACCCGTACCAGCGGTAGGAGTAGTGGCGCTGTTGTGGAACTTGACGTATCGAACTGCTGTCGCGTTGTTGGTCAACACAAACCCAAGGAGACGACCCGCTGAAGCCTTGAGCACAGCGGCATTAGTGGAGCCAGCGGCTACAAAGTTAGTGCCTGAGCCGGCACCCGTAGCGTTACCTCGGTACTGGATACCCACATCGCCGATGGCGTTAGTACCAGCAGCAAGAGAACCCGTGCCGATGTTAGCAGTGACTGTACCCGAGACTGCTTGAGTTGTAGCACCTGTGGGGATCGTCGCCACAATACCCGCAGCTTGCATAGCGCGGACGGTGACGTTGATCGTACCCGAAGTGAACGCTGTGGCAATTGCACGCACTTGAGCAAAACCAGAGCCGTGGCCAACCCAAGCACCAGCCGCCGTAGCAGTCGTCACAGAAGCGACATTGACGCTACCACCTGCCGGAAGGACCGCTACCGTAAACCAATCCGTCCCGTTAATCGTGCCTTGGAACGTGACCGTGGCAGTGAACGTACCACGCAAGTCCACAGCAAAACCTGTTGCTCCGTTAAGAGCAAGAGGTACGGCTCCGTTGAGGGCAGTGATAGGTCCGCTGGCCGACACACCCGCCTGATTGACTGGAATAACTGACTGATCCGAGGCGATGACCACCGGAGAAGAAGCAGACGCTGTAGTCTGACCCAATGCTGGAGTCTTGGTGTTGATTGTTGCAAGAGTGTTGTTACCCGTGACTTGGTTAGCAGCAGAAGCGTCTCCACCCCCACCCCCGCCGCCGCCTGCTGCGTAAGCCTCACCAGTTGCCGGATCGACCAGCAAGATGGGGACAGGGCGAGTCCCTCGTGCCGGCTCCGGGAAGATTTGATCGTAATTGGACATCCTTGTTTCTCTCCTTTAGTTTAGGTGTTTACTTAAGCGAAGCGGGGAACAACATGTCTCAACCACCACCCATCATTTGACGAAGGGCAGCCATGTTGTACGACCTATTGAAAGGACTATCCCAAGTAGGCGCAGGCTGGGGTTGTTCCATCAGGGGGCGGCCGTCTTTGCCGGGGGGTATGCTACCGCCTTGCTGTCCAAACTCTTCGTTATATCGATCTCGGAAACCCTGTTCTCTTGCGGCGTCTTCTTCAGGAGAACGCATCATCATATCGGTCGCGAAACCGCCCCTCCACTCATCATAGCTAGGGGGTGTTCCGCCACCTTGGCTCGCTCTCCATTCCTCCTCTGAGAGCGGGATGTCCTCACCGGGGATAACTTGCGTCGTGCCAAACTGTCCATTTGCGAATCTGTTACTGCCTTGCCAATTGTTACGATAGTCCTCATAGCTGCCACCACCACCGAGGAAATTCGTGTCAGGGTAAAGCCCACCGCCTCTGAAGCGATTCCCGGTGAGGAAGTCAATGTCTGGGCCGGGAATAAACCACTCTTGACCACCCATACCAAAGTCAGCTATCTGCTGCTGGCGCATACGGTCTAGACCCATCCCGCCAAACCCACCACCCATACCACCCATCATGAACTGTTGGAACTGACGAGGCATAGGTGCAAACTGACCTTGGCCCAGCGGACTGCCGTACGAACCCGGTAGGTTGTAATCCATCCCACCCATGTCATTCCATTGGTTCGAGTTGTAACCACCCATACCATTCATCGTCGGGGGACGATAACGCCCAAGGTTATTTTGCTGGGACCAAGCGGGAGCCATACCCTGACCTTGGAACCCAAAGGGGTTGTTGTTCCGCCTACCCATGTTATTCGCACCACGAGGGTTGCCGTTGAACTGACCTTGGAACGGAACCCGTTGCTGAGCATTACGTTGGATGTTTTGCTGGGAGAACTGAGAGCCGGGTTGAACGTACCCCGTGTTAGTCCCTTGCATACCACCGGAGGGAAGGGGGGCCGGAGCCCCCGATCCCATTCCCGGCTTCGTCACCTGTTGACCGATAGCCATTTACTTAGTTACCTCCTATTGCTGTTCGGGTTTGTACGATTTGATCCGATCTTCGAGCAGACTGAGCACTTGCTCTTTTCGCGCTTCCATCTGCTGCCTACGCTCCGCGAAAGCGGCGCGGGAGATTTCAGTGGTTTGACGCTGATTACCAAGTGCCCGGTCAATGGCTGACTTCAGGAACGTGGTCTGGTTACGCGGCATCGTCGGTTGGAACGGAAGTCCCTTGCTCATCCTGTCTGCTTGCTCATCTGGGAATCCGTTGTTCTTCTTCAAGGATTCGTAGATCAGCTTAGTCAACTCAGCTTCCGACTTACCCACCATGCGACCAGCGGCTCTAGCCACATTGGCGTACTTGGTGAGTTCTTCGTAGGCATCGCGTTGAGCGGAGATGTAATCTTCCACAGCAGACTGCATCAATGCCGGGGTTTCTTTGGACGTACCGATAGTCACCGCGTCTTGCATGCTAGCAGAAGCCTCACGGCGTGTGTTGATGAACCCGCGAGCAGGTCCGCCCTCAAGCGTAGCCAACGGGTTGTCCTTCGACACCGGCATACCGGCAGCAAGAGCAAGCACCGTAGGAGTACCCTCTTCTCGTTCTGCGGCACCAAGTCCTCTCAGCCCTTGCTTAAAGGAACCGGGGGTGTACGCAGCAGTCACTGCGGCCAAGAAATCCACAATGTTGGTAGCAGCACTGTCGCCGAACACCTCGCCAGCAGACGCCTTGAAGTTGTCGTACAGGCCGGGGAACTCCTTCTCGAAGAAGTTCTTGGACTCCCTTCCAGCAGCCGTGTTGATCGCCAGAGTACCGAGAGGAGCGCCGCCTACGAACGCACTAGCCGTGGCTTCCGCCGTGGCCTTTGCAGTTTCGATAGCACCCTCATCATCCCCCTCGGCGAACTGCCCAAGCATCTGAGCCACGCTACGCCAAGTTGCGCTGTACACATCCATACCATCCATACGACCGAAGTCAGCGGAGGTTACGGTCAAGTCATCACTGATGCCAAGGATTCCTCGGTTCTGGCCTTGCTGGTGCCAGCCAAGATACCGCATGAGTTCATCCCACTCATCATCTAACTCAAGAGCGCCGACCATTCCCGACAACACAGTTCCGTACAGGTAGCTCATACTAGCCAAACCGACAGTGGAACCAACGAGACGCTGAATACCCAACTGCCTCATCGTCGGATTACCCGAACGAATCTCTCGGATAGCCTCGATGTGGTTGGTGAACCCCGTCCGGTAGCTTTCCCACATGAAGGACACTACGTAGCCCACACCAAGCGACTCGGTGAGTCGTACCATCTTGGGCACCATCGAGTAGTTGATCTCCGTGCGGAGAGTCTTCTCGACAGCCAGACGTTCGATCTCCTTTTGGGAGAGATCGGGGAACGCCTTACGGAGGAACCTTTCGTTGTTAAGGTAGTTGGCTACCTTCGGGATGTTCTCAGCGAACGCTCGTGCATCGCGAATCAGGTTGAAGGTGGAGGTAGCGAAACCCTTGATGACATCGTAGGTTGCCGTACCCTTCCGCAGCTTCTGGCGAAGCTCCGTCTCCCTCATCGCTTGGTCCACCTGCTCGTCGATACGAGTCAAGGCAGGGTCAATGATACCCAAGCTCATGATGCGTCGAGTCTCATCCGAATACTTCTTTCGGAACTGAGTACCCACAAGTTGCTTGGCTACACTCACCGCAGACTTCAACGTACTCGGATCGACGTTACCACGCCCAATAATGAAGGACGGAATACCGGCAAAGTCAAGTACCGCAGCACCGTGGTTAAACACGATACCCACGAACTTCTGCATTTGGGAAAGGGCCATACCCTTCCTCAACACATAGGCTCCAACTGCACCGATGTAATCCTCACCCGACCGGAACTTCGTAGCCAAGTCGGCAAGCTCCGTGAGACTATCCGCTCCGTAGATTTCCGTAGACCCCACGATGAAATCGTGAGTGTTCTTGTCAGTGAACATCCCGGCCAACTTACCGTAGGCAAGCGGGTTATTCGGGATTCGGAAATCGTGAACACCTTGGACTCGCTCAGCCTGCGGCTTGAACAACTGCGGGCTGTATTCCATCAGCGTGTTGTTCTGTGCAAGGCTAGCCACTACCGCCGTCTGGCGGGACATGGTGAACGCTGCACGAAGGAACGGGTCTTTCACCTCACCCAGCGCCTTCCGAACATCCGTGGGCACATCCTCTAAGTCCTTGAGTGCCCGGTCATCCGTGCGCATCTTGCGCCAGAACTGAGCCATTGGGGTGTTGGTGCTGTTGGTCAGCAGGATGTCCCGGACAATACGCATCGCCGTCTTCTGGCTAGCTGCCTTCTTGTCCGTAGCATTACCCACGTTATCGTTGAACCACTGACGAAGCTCGTTGAACATTTGCTCACGAGGGAGACCGCTGGCAGACCCAATCAAGTCGCGGTACATCGTCTCCAACTTGATGTCGCTCACCTTCTCCCAGTTCGCAGAGGACCACGGCTTCTGGGTAGGCTTACGTCCTTGTGCCGCCAGCGCATCGTTCTCCATCTTGGCAACCCGCTCTGCATTATCGAGGTTTTCTCCGAGGAAAGCCGTCTGGTCAGTGAGACGATCAAGCAAGGGCTTCAGCACATCCCTTGCAGTCTCATCCCCTGCCTCGTACTTCTGGAGAAGATCGGCCCCGTACTTACGATCAATGAAGGCTTCGTACACACGAGTCATGTAGATACCCAAGCCGTTCTTCAACGTCTGGAGTTTCTTGGTCATAGCCTCGGGCATTGGCCTACCTTGGTAAGCGCGAACAATCTCTTGGCCGATACGCTTGGTCAAATTGTCAATCTCGGAACGAGCAGAGTCAATAGCCTCTCGGAACTCCTTGTTGCCAAGGATAGCCCGGACCTCTCGGACTTCACCCGACACTTCATCGAGTGCAGCCTTGTTACCACGGAGGTAGTTCATCACTCGGTCGTTGATAGACTTGCGTGATTCCTCGCGGGGGTTGGTCTTGTCGATGACGCTACGCACCCGATTGAGGAACGCTTCAACGATCAAGTCAGTCTCTTGCTTAGCTCCGTCTCGGAGACGCTCTGCCACCTTGACCTCAGTACCCACACCTCGGGTTGAAGTCATCAGTCCAGTGAACAAATCCCCGAACAAGTCCTTGGAAACACCAAGCCCGTTCCTCCACCCTTGGACGGTAGTAAAGTTCACCGTACCACGGAGTGGTTGTGCTTTGGCTTGACGAGCCTCCGGCAGACCAGCTTGTGCCCGCTGAGATCGGGGTGGAGTACCCTCTTGTACCGTAGCCCTGCGAGCACCCGTATCCGGCGTAGTCGCCTCCGTCCTAGTCCCCGCATCCCGCTTGTTGATCGCATCCACAAGGGAGTACGACGCATCGAGCACTTCATCCAGAAGGGACTTCTGGCTACGGGGAACACCAAGCAGAATACGGATGGCGTTCTTGACAGGCTCCCACAGGCTCTCTTTCTTGAGAGCACTTTGCACCAATGGATTAGTCATCGTATTGGCGTGGAACTCGTTGACATCTGTGGTAGCGTACTCTACTGCGCTCTTCTCGTCGGGAGTAAGCCCCTTCTTGGGAATAGCTTCCCGCAACTTGAGACGAGCATCGTTGAGGTTATTGACGGCTCGGACAATAGCCGGATCAGTCTCACGACCCTCTTGTACAGCCCGAATAGCAGCAGCACCCTTGGCGTGGACAATCTCGTGAAGAGTAGTCTCGACCGTGGCCGTACCATCTCGACGAGCGTAGCCATCACCCACAATGGTGACTTCATCCCGACCCGTAGCCGGGTCAACCTCGTGACTACCTTTGGTCTGGAGTTCCTTCGGGTCATCTTTCAATGCCCGCTGGAACGGAGTACGAGCCTCCGTCTCCGGTTGGAGAAGAGTGAACCCAACGTTTTTCATGTCCTCGGTGGTGAGTGAATCAATCAAGCGGTCGTACCGCTCAATCTTCGGATCAGCACCCATACGCACAGCAGCCTTCACACCAGCCAAGGCATCCCACGCCGTGCGGGCACGAGAGAGAGCTTGACGAAGGGGAGTAGCCTTACGCTGTTCCGGGGGAACTTGGACGTTCATGATACGAGCGAACGCCGCTTGCTGGTCAGACGGAAGGTTGACCGAGCGGTTGGCCTTTACGTCGTTGAAGAAGTTCTCCAACTCTTGACGCTGAGTATCGTTAACCGGAACACCAACCTCCGCCGTCTGTTCACCCGTAACTCGTCCCGTCTCAAGGTCAATGACATCTTCTCGGACGATGGGAGCAGCCGGAGGCTGGGTGGTGGGTTCAGCCGCTTGCCTTGGTGCCGGAGCCATCGGGGCAAAAGGGATCGGCTTGCCAGTAAGAACAACCTGACGACCTTCGGTACTAGCAAGATCGTATTTCTGAAGCCAAGTGTTCTTTTGATCCTGCGACATGTTATCCCACGCACGCTTGGAAAGCGTGACCGTAGAACGAGTACCGGGGTCCGGAGCCATTGTAGCTTCGCTAACCGGCCTAGGAGCCTCTACAGGAGGCATCTGTGGTTGAGGCTGGACGGTGGTAGTGGGTTGAGGAGCAGGCGGCTCAGGGAGCCGGGGAAGCTGGGTACGAGCCAAGTCACCAAGAGGAACATCTTGGGTCACTTGAGGGCGAGCGGCTTCTTCGTTGATAGCACGAGCCGTAGCCTCTTGGCTGATAGCCAGCCGACCAATCTCTTTGTTCAGGGTCTTGATGCGTGACCGCTCTTTGCGAGTAAGCGGAGTTTCCTTTGCAGAGATCGCATCCCGCTCTTGCGTAAGAACTTCGATCTGAGAAGCTTGGTCTTGCTGCCTAGCTTGGAGGCGAGACATCTCGGTGAGAGGGGTTGCCTCTCCACGCGGAGTGTCCAGACCAAGCGCAGCTTGGGGTGCTTGCCCCGGGAGCACGGACACCGGGCCACGGGGCTGACCAAGGTTAGCCTCAGTCGGCTGAAGAATGGTTGAATTCTCTCCACGCGGGGTGGTAAGGTCAACACCTTCAGCACGAGGAAGGAACGGAGAAGCCGGTCCAGCAAGTTCTTCTTGGATACGGCTCGCATCCAGTAGAGTAGAACTCGGGCCTTGAGGGGCACCAAGATCAGGCGCTTGAAGGAACGACAGACCGCCACGACCTTCTAGGGTAGAGACTGGTCCCCTCGGAACGAGAAGGTTATCTCGGACAGACTGGGGCATAGCTGCATCTACAGCCGCTTGAGCCTGAGCTTCAGCTGCCTTCTGGGCAGCGATACCTTCAGCCGTGGCACGATCCCTAGCGGCGATCTCGGCAAGGAGACGTTCTTCAGCTTGCTTTGCTTCGGCCAGACGTTGTTGTTCCACGCGCTGCGCGCGGGTGAGTCCTGCCCTTTCGGTAGCAACACCAACGGTGTTGATAGGGCCACCCAAGACTGTGCCTGCCGTGGTAGCAAGACCGACGTTGTAGAGCGCATCTTCGGGTGTTTGCGGAGCAAGGGCAGGAGCAAGTTCGCGCTGTGCAACCTGCGAGGTAATCTCCGTAACACCTTCGGTAAGACCCTCGCGAGCAGTACGCGAAGCTACCGCACCGGCAGCTTGCTTCAGCCCAGTCCCGGCCAGACCACCAGCCCCTCCGGGGATCATTGACTCAACGCCGAACTCGATACTCGCCATTGACATGGCGTACTTCTGGGCATCTTCTTCAGACGCTTCAGGGTACTGTGCCTTGTACTCGGCGTAGGAGTCAGCGTAGGCTTGGGTAGCAGGGAGAATGGAAAGAGTGCGCTGAGCGATCAAAGCAGCCGCAGGGCTGCGGGTAACACCACCGACAATGGCTGCACCCGCAAGAGGCGCAACACTCGTCAAAGAACCACCTACACCTTGGGCTAGATCAGCAGCAAACTCAGAGCCGCCCTCGGCCATGTACGCTTGCTTGAGCTTGGCAATCTCCTCCGCGTTCTTCTGACGGATAGCCAGCGTCTCTTCGAGGTTTGCTTGACCTGCCTGCTGAAGTTGCTCAGGGGCTTTCTCGGGGGTGAACATACCGACCAAGGTACTGAAGGGGTTGCTCACACCTTGGATAGTGCGAGTCAACCCTTCAACAGTACCGGGATCAGTACGGATCATCCCTTGGGCAGTGTCGCGAGCCTCGCCAAGGTAAGCGCCAGTACCTAGCTGGGCAGCGCCAGTTACACCAGAGGGGGCAGCTTCAACCGTGCCAGAAAGACCACGACGGCCAATGTCGGTCAGACCCACTTGCTCCGAAGCTGCGATGTCAGCCTGCTCCTTCGCCTGATTAGCAAAGTACCGTTCTCGGTTGCGAGTGATATCCTCTTGGGCCATCGGCTCCAGCTTGAAGCCTTGCTGGGCATTGAAGGCCGGTGCTTGTAGTGCGGCTTGAGTACGAGCTTGAGTCAGCAAACCCTCAAGCTCCGCGACTGCCTCTAGGTCTTGGGCAGCACGAGCACGTTGGATAGCTTGTTGGATGCGGTCAATCTCGTTCACATGTACTCCATTAGAAGTTTAGATAAGACTTGGCTCGGTCACTCGCTGAGTCTAGGAACCCAAGACCACGGGCCACATTCTGAGCCGCGTTGATGGAGCCGGGGAAAGCCATCTGAGCAACTTCAGGACCGTATTTGGCAACTGCCTGTTGATAGGCGTCGGACGGATTGGCGTCCTTGAACTCACGCCGGATTGCATTAATCTGGGAATCGGACAACCCTCTGGGCTGCGCCAAACCACCACCCATCCCAGACATAACCGGCTGGTTCATTTGACCAATACGCGCCTGAGACTCAGCAATCATTTGCTTGCGGTACGGGTCGTTCATTTCACGCTGGGCAGTAGCAGCCTCACGCATAGACTGTTGCTTGAACTCCTTGTCACTGAGTCCCATGCGGAACTGCTGTTCTTCTTTACGGGCCTGAGCGTCCAGCGCAGCGCGCTTGTTGAGCATCTTTTCTTCGTATTCTCGCCGGCTCCGCTCTTGCGAGTCTGCTGCCTTTCGTGCAATCTGGTCACGTTTATCTTGGTACTTCCGCTGCTCCCGCTCTTCGAGCGAGTTGATCGTAGCAGCGAACGCTTGCTGGCTAAGGCCAGCCCACGCATCACCCCATCCCATCAGGCATACCTCCCATCATAGGGGCTGGTCCGCCTTGGGGCGGTCCCGGCTGTTGTTCCATAGCAGCGCCTTCCTCCCCACGCTTCTGGAGAAGAGCGGCTACGTTATCAATAACCCCTTCAATAAACTCATCAGGAAGTGCGATACCGTTGGCCTCGGCTACTTTCTCAATATCATCCTCAGCTTCGTCAATTGCACCGTCTTCCATGAGCCACACCTCTGGGCTCATTGGGGTGTCAGTGTTCATTGACTCGGTCAAAGTCATCTCCATGATCTGAGCAATTACCATTGCCATCGCTTTCTCAGGCTCAGGGCTGGAAAGGGCCGCAACAACCGACTGCTCTCCTTGCTCTGACAAGAAAGCATTGGTCAGCATGGCTGCTGCAATCTTCTTATCTGCTTGCATTTCCTGCGGAATGGAGTTTCCCGCAGCCTCGTCTTTTTCTTGTGTCACTGGTGCTTTACTGAGCATATTGTGTTACCCTCCCTGAGTCTGTTGTGAGTTGGACAGACCGGATACTCGCCGGTAAGCCTCGTCATTCGGCACGGGATTCTCAGGGAGACTGGGGATGTCAATTGTGTTTTGGAACTGATAGTTTTGTGGGACAAGACCTTGTTGACGAGCGAGACCTCGGAAAGCACTAGCCCGTCGTTCTCGCTCTCGTTGAAGAGAGCGTTCCGCTAGGGCATTTTCAAACTCCGCCGTTCGCCTCGTCTCGTAACCGGCAAGAGGGACAGATTCTTTGTCCATCATTGCGTTAAATTGGCTCTCTTCTTTAGCCCCTCTAGATGCCCGTCGAGCTGAATAGGCGCTCATAGCCGCTGTAATAATAGCAGTCCAAGCCATGTCTTAACCTCCACCATAAATAGAGTTAAACAAGCTCATGAAATTGGGACGGAAACTTTGACCGAAGTTCATGATAGCCTGCTGGACGTAGGGGTCATTCATAGTACCGGGGTTGTCCCAAAACTCATCGCCCATTCGATTGTAAAAGTTACCCATTGCCTGAAGACCCATACCATACTCCGCCATAGTGAGTTGGTTCAAGACATCTCGTTGGCCTTGCTGAGAGTTGTAATAATCCTGAAGACCCATGCGAGCAGCATCAAACCCAAAGCCTTGCTCCGCAAGACTACGCTGGAATCCGAACTGCTGCTGGTTACGGGTAAGATCAGCACCCAATCCGAACTGAGCAAGCTGTTGCTGCTGGAACCGATCAAGACCTTGCTGTTCACCCGAGAACGCAAGGTTCTCACGTTGACGCTGGAGATCAAGAGCCATCTGCTCACGAGCAAGCTGAGCTTGAATACCTGCGTTGATACCTGCACCAGCTTGTCGTAGACCTTCCATAGTCTGCTGGTTCATGATGTCGCGCTCTTGCATCAAACCTTGGTTCAAGGCCCCCATGTTCTCGGACTGGGTCCGTCCGTAGGTCTGGGCATCCGCTTGGGCAATTGGCATAGCGGCTTCAAGCGAGCTACGCTCGGCACTACCTGCTGCAATCGAACTGTTGAGAAGACCACGGCGATTAGCCGTTTCCAGTCCACGCCTAGCGGCGTTTTGCATGTAAGCCCCACCACGGTTCATCAAGCCTTGCATCTGGTTCTGGACAAGCTCGTTACCCGTCACGTTGCGGGTGTACGCTCGGTTGTCTGTACCGTAGATACCTTGGGCTTGAGAGTTACGCGGCGGAACGACCTGTTGATAAAGTCCTCGACTCCCGAGAGTACCTGTCGTACCCCACTGGGAGTTCGTGTTTGTATTGGTATTTGACACCAACTCAACCATTTGGTCACATCTCCTTGTGTGTTATTAAGGGGTGAAGCGGGAGCCGTTAAGCGTCCCGCTTACCTCCGTTCTGGTACTGGACAAGTAGAACTTGGTACACCGTCGGGGGTACAAGCGTCTTCTTGGTTTCATCCCGCTTGATACGGAACGAAAGGCACCGACCATCCTTGGCGACATTTGCCATCGTGGTGGATGGCTTCAAGTCGTCACTCACCGTAGCCGCTGGATTACGCGGAAGGGAGATGTTGACATCAGTGGCTGAGTACGAGTCTTCGTCGTAGTCAGCACCGACCGTAATAGTATACGGTCCGTAACCTTTCGTCAAGCCATCTGCCCGAACTTTTCGTACAGTCGTATCTCGGAACGGGTCTTTGTAGAAGAACGCCGTATCAAAGAACGCACCGAACCAATCACCGTCGAATCCGTATCCCTTCTCAAACTCGTAGACGTACCTTGAGTCCGATGCTGAGATCGCGGAGCGAGGGCTGTAGTGGGCCATGTGGATTCGCTCTTGGCCGTTACCATCTACTTGCGAGGAGTGAGCAATCGGCACAAGGAACTCGTCCTTGTCTTCGTTGAGGTAGTACAAGGCGTAGGTGAATGCCAAGCTGCCATCACCGTTCATAGTCAAGATCAACACTTTACCGTCTCGGAAGAAGATTCGGTATTGGTTCTTGGCTCGTACGGGAACAGCACACACAACCCCCGCACCTTGGTTCAACGAGAACAGGTTATCCGAACGAGTCATCCGAGGAAGAATCCAAGGGCTCACTTTCTGGCTGATACGAATACCCACGAAGTTGCCGTACTTCTGGCTTTGTTCAAGAGTCGAGATACCACGGTTATCGCAGTACAACGGAATACCCATGTCCACAACCGTGTACTCAATCGCTCCGGTCTTGGGTGCCAGCGTCTCTACGTTGAACGTATCGGCACTATCTCCGAGAATGGTATAGATCGAGTTCTCACAGAACACACCGAGGGCTTTGCCACGCATCGCCAGCAAGCCGGTTACGCGGTCACCTACGCCCACCTCAGCAGCACCCGCTATACCGTCAAAGTTTTCGGGTTCACCGGGCACAGAGAAGCGCACAGTGCCGTCCTTGTAGCCGAGGGCTAGGTGGTACTGGTGGAACTCTACGTGGCGTGGTTTATCCTCGTCGGAGACGATGGTGTTGGTCGTGATGAACTGGACGTACTGTTCCTCGTCACCATCATTGTCCGCATCAAATGCGGCGAATGAGAAGGCTTTACCCGCACCACTTACACCGTAGAACCCATCCCAATCTTCTCTTGCGAAGAAGTTGGCTGTAATGAACTGGTAGCGAGAGCCCTCGGCAACGATGTCCTTGAGCGCAGGGAAGCCGTTTAGCCCCATCCCAACGTCACCCGCCGTGGCTCCGCTTACCGTAGCAACTTGGTTAGCGGCAGACAAAGTATCTGCTACGATGTCAAGCTGATGGATGGTGTCGCCTTGGTAGATACACGTCTTGAATCCGAACCCGGTGACGGGTTGGATGTTGACAAACTGCATCTCTCCGGTAGCGTTCTTGTTCTCAAGTTGTCCGCTCAGAACCGAATAGGCAACCAAGTCAGCCGAACACACGTTCGGGGTAGTAGCTCCGAAGTCGTCAGTGATGTAGTAGCGAGCAGCAGGCTGGGTGTAGTACAGCTTGATTCGGAGACGGTTGATCTTGAATCGAATCCAGCCGCCCGCGTTGGGAACGTCACTACCCACCTGTGCCCAAGATGCGGTGTTATCGGTAAGGAACACCGAGTCAACTGCACCACCCCACACAACGATACCGAAGTTACCACTGTTGAGATCGTCGAGGTCGAGGCGAGTATTGCCGAAAGTAGAGGTAGAGCCACCCACTACTGCATTACGTCCAGTATCTTCGTAAACAGCTTGGCCGGTAGTCAGATTAGTACCGGGGGTGTATGTATCTACATCCGAGTAGGCGGCTTGCGTTGTAGGCAGCGTAACCGTTGTAGTCTCTTTCGACCCAAGCAGCTCGAAGTTGCCCGTCTCGGGGCTGATCTTACCAAGCGCAGCTTGGAACGAGAACTTGTCCGACACAGCGTTGGGGACAAAGTTTACGCTTTCAGCGTTGGGACGCTCTTGCTGGTACTGGTGAAGAACGTCGTAGTCAATTTCGACAGCGATACCCGTGATGTTGATCTTCTGAGGAAGAGTACCGAGAATCTCACCAAGATTAACGAAGGTGAGGTAGCTCATCGCATCCGAGTTACCTGCGTTGAGGAATCGGGCAGGGGCGGTGTTGGTCCCCCAAGAGATGCCCGCAGCAGCGTCAAACGACACATCCTCGTAGCCACCCACAAGGGTGCCGAGTATAAAGCGAGGAACGTCCCCGCCAGCGTCAGGGTTGGCCGTTGACCTACCGAAGATACCCCAGCCAAGGTCAGCCTGTAGGAAGCGCGTATCGGCTGTCTCAAGGGCTTCTGTGGTGGTTGCAAATACAGTCAGGTCGTTGGTGTCTCGCCAACCGGGGCGGGCACGTAGGCCCGAAGGGCGGACAGTTGACACCTCGCCGGGTACGGAGAACCCGTTGAAGAAGCTGACTGCTTGACCATTCAATCCCGTGGTGTCAGATGAGTCTGACGCATACGAGAAGTTGTTATCAATGGCTCGGGTGATGCGGGTCAGTTCTCCGAACTGGTCAGTGCCGTCCTCGTAGTTGACCTTCCAACCAGACTCGATGTATTCCCAACCAGCGGTCGGCTCGCTCTTGGAACGCCACAAACCGGCGTAGTCAGGGACCGGATCACTTGCAGTCAATGCTCGTGCAGTGAACAACGAGGTGAAATACTCGTTGGAGCCTGAGTTCCAGTTGAACGCATCAGGGACTTCCTTTAACACGTCAAACAATCCGCTGGTCGGAGGGGTGCCGTTGAAGACCAGAGTAAGGCCGTTGTAGAACGGAAGGGGCTCAACAAGAAACACACCATCCACAGTACCCGCTGCCCAGTCCGAATTGGTTACAGGGTCAGGACTGGTAACAGTAACTTTCAAAACTCGGCAACAAAACGTATTATCTTGGTTACGGAGGATCATATTGGGTTCGATACGAACTGTGACAGACGGGGTGCCAGCGATTACACCACCCGCGTTCTCAAACCCGAGCCGTAGCTCGTCAGCCACCACATACAGTCGATCACGATACCAGTGAGCACCGATGGGCTGGGAAGGTAGGGCATCCACACGGCTACGAAGAATAGCGTTCCAAGTCTGGAAGTCTGCGTAGATGTCTTCGGCGTTGTCTCCCGTTGGGACAATCGGAGATTCCGTGTACCTGACAGCAGTAGCCGCAGCAGTAAACGGCAGCACCAGTCCTTCTGCGATCTCACGCAAGATGGTGCCAGCCGGAACAACCGAGTCAGCATCGAACCGTGCGTAGATGACCCAATCAACCTCGTCTTCGTCGGTGAACGTCGCGACGGTAACACCGTAGTTGGGGCTACCCGTAGCTGCTTGAAACACCGACCCAACGCTAGGAACACCGTCACCCGTCTCCACGGGGAACGTCCAAAACTCCACCTGATCCGGGGAGAGTGATCCATCAAACCGATCAAACCCGGCTACCGTCTGATAGCCGAGTCGATCCACAACCTCAAAGTTCTCACAATCCCGAAGGGCACCCTTGTCCACCATCAAGTTGGAGGACACCAGATCAAGACCGGAGTTAAGAGTGATCCCATCATTCTCCAGTTCTACCGGAGGGTTCACTTTAGAATTGACACTCCTCATATCGGTTAGCACCCCACTTCAGTTCAGGTAGTTTGTTGACGTTAAGACGGTTCTTGTACAAGTTGTACCTACGCTCGGCACGAGCGAACACTTGAGGTTTCTCGTCGTAGTCTGCGTAGTTCATCAAGGCTCGATACACGATAACGTCGTGATATTCCACCGGACATGCCGGTTCATCGTCATCGTCTACAAGCGTCTGAGGGATAGTTGTGTACGTAAAGGTCAAGCGGTAACGCTTGTTGGGGCGAGGGAAGAACGTGTAGTGACCGTCAGGTGTCTCGGCAATGTACGTCGGAGTTCCGAAGTACCCCGTGCCTTGGTTTGCTATGTTCTGGTATTCCTCGAACGAAATCCACTTGAGACGGTTACGATCCGCTCCAGTCTCAGGGTCAACGATGTAGAACGAAGACTTGCTGACTTCGTAGCTGCCTGTCGTATCCGTGACCAAGTCGTAATACGCTTCCCATCGCACCTTGAACACATTCACATTCAAGGGGTCGGGGTCAACTTCATCGAACAGTTCACCGGGGATGAAGTTGTTAGAGGTGAGGGGCTCAAGGTCAAGAATGGCCTGAGCGTTACCAGCGTTGAAACTACCGGAAAGAATGTCAACTGCTTTGACAGTCAACTCAAATCCAGAAGTGTCTCCCTCGAAAGTAGCCCCCACGATAGTGGTGTGGGGGTGATCTCCATCGACAATCAACACACGCGGGTTGATGTCAGTCTGGCCTAGCTTTTGAGTGAACTCCCAGTCCTTTCGGGACAGTTGTTCCTCGAACCAAGCATCGGCTACCCACTCTTTGAACTTAGCTTGAAGTGGGTCGGAGGGAGAGGCGAAGTCACCCACAAGCAACTCGTCCAACTCCACACCAGCCGATCTAATTGTTTTGTTGACAAGTTCTAGAAAAGTTGCCATCGCCTCTCGTTATCCTCCTAGTTAGTTAGCTTTCTTCCGAGTCGTTGAACTCAACCTTCTTAGGGCGACCGGGCTTACGCGGAGCGCTCTCAACCACGTCCATGTGGGCCATGGCGGCTTCCACTTCGACCTTGGCCTTCTCCAGCTCACGCTGGCGCTGGGCTTCGATAAATGCATCAAGACGCGCATCACCGAGCTTCTCGCGGAGCAGAGCTGCAAACTCGGCCTCCTGCTTACGAGTAGGCCAGCGGCCGTACAAAGCAAGATACTGGTTGCGAACAGTCAGCTTTTCTTCGGTAAGTAGCGACTTGATGACCGAAGGACCGGGGTTGCGGTTGTACTCTCGGAAAGCAATCGCCTTAACTTCAATTCGCGTATCAGTGTTCTGACCAGTGGCAGGATCGATTACTTCTTTGGTGATCCAATCAGTGCAATCGTTGAGAGCACCGTCAACAATCTCTACAGGTACATCCACGATCACGCCTCGCGGGATGATCGTAGCAAACTTATTCACAAGGCACTGAACGGGGGTGTCGTTGCCATTCTGGTCCGTCTCGGCAATAGAGATGCGGGCGAAGCCCGGAGGAATGGGGGTGTTCATGTCGTTGACGACACTTGCCACGACCTTGTTCTTCTGGCGATTGACAATAGCTCGGCGATAATCCTCTTCACCCCAAGAAGGGCGACCAGAGATGTTCAGGGCCTGTGCCATCTTCTTCAGCTCAGCCAAGGTCTTACCGTTCAGGTTAACAGTCTTGTTACTCATATGTGTGATCTCCTTAATGGAAACGAGGCCATTGTTGTTGGCCCATTTTGAGGTTTGAAAAAGAAAAGGGGAAGGGAAGGTGTTTAGCCTCCCCCTCCCCTCGTCTTATGTTAGCCACTAGTCCTTGTGGCGAGGTGTTACTCCGTTAGATGCCCGAGCTGTTGTCCTGATAGTCATAGACATTAGCACCGGAGAACTCGCCCAGCGTGCGCTGCGGACCAACGAACTCAACCGTCAGTTCGAGGTTACGAGCCGTAGCCGGGTTGGTAGCCGCGTTGGCGTCCAGGACAATTGCCACGTCAACAGTGCCGGCCGTAGCTGCAACAACCGGAATCGTCTGAGTGCTGCTGGCCGAGCGCAGAGCGGTATCGACCGAGCCAGCCGCCAGAATTGCTTCTGGAACAGCCGAGGCAATCGAGTCGGTCAGGTACGGGTTGGTAGTGGCATCAAACGCCTTACGAGCGTTAACAGTCGTGCGCTGGAAACCCAGACCCGTGGAGCTAAGGGTCGGGGAGGCGTTGGTGTCGAGATCGTCGTTACGCAGAAGCGTACGAACAATCTGAACACCGGGAGCCAGACGCAGGAACTTGATGACATCGCCGCTCAGCAGCGCGGTGCCAGCCGGGATAACCACCCGAGCAGTGATGGAACTGACAGAGCCTTGCTCAACGGGGCGGTACGGGAGACCGCCGTTGTTGAACAGTTCCGAAGTGAAAATAGCCATTTTGTATGTCCTCCTTAGTTATTGGTCGGTTGGATTATTCAGTAGCCGCCGACTCAATGCGGACACCCCAGCGCTCGTTCAGGCGGGTAGCGCAGTACCAGAACACGTACGACGCAAAGCCACGCTGACCCAGCGGGTCGGTTTCGCTCTTGATGGAGCCCGGAGGATTCACGTCCAGCTTGAACGAGTTGCGGGTCTTGAACTCCGTAGTGCCCCAGAAGTTCTCGGCCATCACAACAATCGGGTACACGTCGGCAGCAGCGCCGTCACGCGAGCGAACACCCGTGAAGGTCGGATTACCCGAACCCCAGAACGGCTCAAGGTGCGGAGTGAGGCAGAAGCGGATGCCTTCGCAAGCACCGATCTCGTACTCGTTCAGGAGCGTGCCCGAACCGTAACGCTGGCTCTCGATGAACTTGTCCAGATCGCGCAGATCAGCGTCCATGTCGGAGTGGGTGACGGCGATGTAACCAGCCTGCACCGGCTCCGTGGCCTGACCCGTACCAGCGCGGATCATTGAGGTCATGTACTTGCCGTGGTTGTTACGCAGCACGTTGGTAGCAGTACGAACGTGCTCTAGCTGGACGGTGTCGTTGACAGTGTTACGCGAAGTAGCGGAGCCGGTATAGATGACCTGCGAACCACCGCGAATGGTCTGCCAGTTGATGAGTTCCTTCGTAGTACCCATCGCCTTGCCGAGTTCTGCACCGATCTCCTTGAAGCCAACGTCCGAATGGAAGTTGTACATCTTGTCGGTAACGCGGATGATCTTACCGTACTGATCGACCTTATCGGTCACAGTCTCCTGCTGGAAGTTCTCAGCAGCCGGGGTCACACCCTCAACCAGACTGTTGGTGTCAACCTCGATCTCACGCATACGCTTCCACACAAGCGTGTCCGACTTGTTGGCAGGCAGCGGGGTACGAGTAATACCGGGCAGCTTGTCCAGCACCAGCCACGGTTCAGCGTTGACAAGAGCGTTCGGAACAGCGTAAATAGCAACGCGCTGGGTGATACTGGCGCTATCGTAGGCCAGAAAACCTTGATTGTAAGACATTAGTGTCTATCCTCCTTGATAGATGGGATTTCGATTAGAGTTTCAACTTACCCTGAGCAATGGCTCGATCCATCTCTTCGAGAAACGAATCAAACTCAGGGGTGCCCGGAGGAGGTGGATTCTTAATCCGCTCTTCGAGCGACGGCTTGTGGCCGGGGGGTGGCGCACTTCGAGCCGGGGCAGCAGCACTCGTAGTCAAGCGCGCCTGCCGGGCCTGCTGGACTTGAGCCGCACGAGGATCAACCTCGGGGGTGTTGGGCTGCTGGGTGGAGGACTGCTGTTGTTGGACGTAACCGTGGGCTGCGTTGTACCGTTCCGCCCACTGGCCGTACAACGGCATCAGATAAGCGTAGGTATCAGCGTTAGCGTCGTTGGCTGCCTGTTGAAGGGTTGGCGGGAGAGAGTTCAAGAACTCATTCCACGGACTCCAACCCGTCTTGGGATCAACGTAGTCAAGAACTTGAAGTGCACCGGGGACCATCTGCTCCAAGCGATTGCGTTCGGAGTTAACCACCATCTCGAACTCTTGCTTGGCGATCTTGGCTTTCAGTTCTTCCACAGTCGAGAGGTCTACCTGCGGAACCGCAGCAAGCAACTGCTGCTGGGTTTCGACAAGAGCATCTCGGGTCAGTTCGAGAAGATCGGCTAGCTCGGGGTCAGTCCCCTTGACTCGTGCGATCTTATCGGTTAGCTCTTGAATCTTACGAGCGTTCGCGGTCTGCGTGTTAGCTGGAGTAGCGGTCGGGTTCGACGGCTGGCTAACCGCTCCATCGCGGAGTCGTTGTTCAAGTTGTTCGCGCTGTTTGCGCTCTTCTTCGTACTTCTTCTGGAAAGCGGTCTGACGACCAATCTCAGAACGATACCGCTGCTCGTGGTACTCGCGAGCTTTACGCTCTTGTTCGAGCCGCTCTTCGACAATCTTACGAACAGACGGGTCAAGGGAGTGGAGCCAGTCCTCGTTCGGGTTACTCGGTTCACTTTGGGAAGTTGCGCCTTCCTTGGCGCTTGTGCCGCCTTCCGCTGGAACCGTCGTGGATTGGTTCGCTTCGGTGTTCGCGGGAGGAACCTCCGGCTCATCTACCTTTACGCTACTTTCAACCCCACCACCACCACCGAGGAACTTCTGCAACTCTTCTTCAACCTTGGCAATCTCTTCAAGGTTGTTTGAAAGGAGAACCTGCTCGTACTTTTCAGCAAGCTGATTCTGAAGTTCTTCACGGGAAAGCTCCGCTGCGGGAGTGTCCGGTGATTGGGACTGATTGTACTGTTGTTCAGTCTGATTGTCAATAGTGTCGCTCATGTTTCTTGTGATCCTTTTTATTAGCGGCCCGAATGGGCGGCTTGGACGGTTACGAGGGGGTTAGTTGTAAGCCTTCTCAAGAGCTTTCTTGAGCTTGCTAATCTCGTCCCACCGCCCTCGTAACTTGTCGGTGTAAGACTGGTCGCCGTCCCGAAGGACGGCGTTTACCACTTGCTGCTCATGTTCTTCCAGTAGCTTTTTGATCCACCGGAAGGTTCCGCTATCAGGGTCAACGTAATGACCATCCACCTCTTTTGCCATTAGACACCCGATCCTGTTTTAGCCTTGAGTTGCATTTCCTCGCGCATAAGTGCTCGTTCCGAAGCACCTTCAGCGGCCGAGATACCAGCAAGGAACCGCTCGGTTTCATCCGCCATGTTCTGTTTCTCAAGCTGGGCAATGACCTTGGCTCGGTCTGCTTCACTACGGGCCGCAAGCTGAAGCACAGCGATCTCACGCTCAGTCTGGACTTGAAGCACCCGGCTTTGAGCATCAAACTTACGAGCCTCAATCTGCTCAAGGTTAACCATCTCCTCCAAGCGAAGTTGCTGGAGTTGTTTGGTAGACTCGAACTGGAACTTCTCTCGCTCGAATGCCAGACGCTCTCGTTCCATTTCAACACGACTACGCTCAATTTCCAGCTTAACTTGGTTCGGATCGGGAGGCTGAGGCTGTTGAGCACGCTCTTGACGAATCTGCTCCACTTGCTCAGGGGTACGAATGATCCCCATCTCAGGTAGACGCATCATCGTAAGGCGAGCGCGGGTCATGCTACTCTGGTCAACGTGGTCAGCCAGCTCCGGGTTCTGGGCCGCTTCAACCGACAACTTCTCAAGGTTGGCAATCTGGATTTGCTTGTTGCGCAGTTCGGTAGAACTACGAACATCCACCTCGAAGTCGAAGTTAGCGAACTCAGGCCGCAGGTTGTACTGAATATTCCAGTGGTACATACGATCAATCAGCTTCTGGGTGATGTAGTCATCCCAGCTTTCAGCCTTCATATCGGTGACAATCGTGGCTGCTTGCTGGAGAATCGCCATACCAGTGGCTGAGTCACCACCTACCTGAGCACCGCCCATCCCGCCTGCAATCAGGTTGATACCCGACTCTTCTTGTGCCCATTGCTGAGCAAGCTGGAGAAGAGGCATCAGAGAAGGCGTAACGTTAGCCGGGACAAACTCCTTGAACACTTGCGAGACATCTTGCAAGGTCGAGTCCGTCACGTTAAGGATCATGTGTGGGCGGAGGGTCCAGTCACCGCCTTGCGGCTCAACGTAGTCCTTGTTAACGATGATGATCGGACCCGACGAGATACTTGCATTATCAAGTATCATGTGCAGAGTAGACGTGTGGATACGCTGGCTATCCTCCATCTCGATGGGAAGACCGAACCCAAACGGACTGTTCGGGTCTTTCTCCCACACACAAGCCATGTAGGGTAACTCGTAAGCTCCTTCAATGGCCTCCAGAGAAGCTCGGATAACCCGACCGTTACACACCCACACCTCGCCCATGTAAGAGTTACCAAGGCTGTCGTAGGTGGGTTGCAGGCCAAGTGCGTTGGCTTGCTCAACCGAGATAGGTCCGTTGTACTCGATGACGACGTACTTGTGCTTGAGGTAGTTCTCACCCGAATCGGTCTGAGCACGCACATCCGCAAAGAACTCAGCGTTGTACTCATCCGGTCCGTTCTTCAACAAATCACGGATAGCGTCGTCGAAGAAACCCTCGGACGTAGCCAGCTTGGCGAACTGAGTCTTGGACATCGGATGGATTTCGATAGCCCACTCTGCATCACAAATATCATTGACCGTCGTATCCGGGTAGAACATCCACGGATCAACACGGTAGACTTCGGGAGCGGGAATCGTCTCGTACACGGGAATTGCTACGAGAGAACCATCAGGCGCTTGCGTGGATTGATACACACGCTTGGGCTTGAGGCTGGGGACTGGACCTTTGAGGACACCCGTGCCAAGACGAACCATATCGGAGATCGCTTGACGGGCTTTGGGTCCGTACTTGGTAGCGCTCAGTTGATCGTAGATTTCTTGCTCAAGGGCTCGGGATGCATTCGCCGCGAGAGCGGGGTCTACGTCAGGCCGGGGACTAGGTTTGATATCCCAGTTCTTGTCTCCCCCGGAGAACTGCTGAGACCAAATCTGAGCCTCGGCAATCTTGCACTTTTCTGACACAAGGTTGTGATCCGGCCGAACCCGGTTGACCCCTTGCGTGTGTGAGTCGATAGTATTACCGCGATTCGAACTCTTGTTCCCTAGGAGTAGGCGTGTTCCTCGTCGCCACTCTTCTTCTTTTGTGTTACGGTCGGAGGAAGCGAGTCGCCATTTCTCTTCGATAGAGTGAGCCAACCCGTCAAGTAGCTGACGGCGTTGGTTATCGATGGCTTCCGCTTCCTCTTGAATCCGCATCATTTCTTCGGGGCTAAGTTCGATCTCGGCAACGATGACTGCATCTACGGGGGCTTCCCTAGATGTCATACTTGCGGCCTGATCCATTTAATGATTGCCCTCCTTGGCGGGAAATTGGGGGTTGTTTGGCGTGTTTAAGGCCCATAACGGCGTACCTCAAGGCGTCCAAAAGATGGTCGTTTTCCTTGATAATACGGCCTTTTTGGTCCCTTCGATAAACCACGTACTCTTTGGAAAGCTCGGAAAGGCTTCGGAAGAACTTCAATCGGCCTGTAGCCAGCATTTCTTGCATTGTGTAGATACCTGCCTCCACTGCGTTGTCAGCGGGAAACAGTTTTACACCCATGTCTCGGTACATGTTGAACAGTTGCTTGCCGTCTACCTGCGATCTTCCTCGGGAAGCTGGGTCGATTGCAACTGGAATCCAGTCACCACGTCCTTTGACCGCAGTTGCGTGGACAATTGGCTCTGCTTGGCCTCGTTTGTACTCGGAAATGACAAACACTTCCTTGGTATCGGGGTTCTCAGCCAACCAAATGCAGGCGGTGTTGTTCCAACCCACGTCCATACCAGCAATTTTCTTCCAGTGCTTCGGAATATCGAAGTCTTTGACGAGGATTTCTTCAAGCGGGATGGTGTAGATCGTACCTGAGCCCATAGAAGGTAGACCCTTAGAACGAGATTCCTTTAAATGGGGAGGAGTGGCGTCCAACATACGCTTCTTGGCGTCTTCAGTGAGCCATTTAGCATCATCCCAGCCTGCGATGATGACTGCCTTAGAGGTTCCCTCCGTCTTTTCGATGGAGTCGATCTCACCTTTTCGCAGTCGTTCCTTGGCTTGTTCCTCAGCATCCTCTCGGGATAGCTTTACAATACCCGGAATCTCAGAACCACGGGGAAGGAAGTCAGCGTTGTTGTAGAAAGAAAGGACGAGAGGGGTTAGACCAGCCAGAGGAGTAGCAGTGACGTACAAGATACCGTTGGTGGTCATCGTACGAAGGTATGCCTCGGAGTAAATATCAGCCGGAGGCAGCTCATCCATCCACACAAAGTCTTTCTGTGTTCCGTAGAACGAAACAATACCCTGCTCTGAGGATTTAAAACCAAGGCGACTTGTGCCACCAGATACATGCTTGACCAGAACGTAGTCAACTGCGCCACCTGAGTTCGGTCGGTACACAACCTTCTCAATCCGGTCAGCGGGAATCATCCCGGTGCCCATCTTACCGATGTCGCCAAGCAACTCTTTCTGCACGATGTCTCGGCAGGTTTCCTTGTTATCGCCTACAGCCCAACCATCGGTGGGCTTATCGAACTTACGTCCAGGCCACCAATCCGGGTATTCCCCGAGAAGATGGCAAGCGGTCTGGAAAGCTCCGGCAATGGTCTTGCCGCAACGATTCGCCGCAGAGAAATACGTTTCTTGATAGTCCCTGCTAGCCGAGAAAAAGGCGTAGTGTTTTGGGAGATTCTCAATACCGTACGGAGTACCGGGGATAAACCACCTCACCCAGCCACTCAGCTTCTCAGCTTCCTTTTTCGCTTCCAGCGTTTCCAGCAACTCAATCAGGTGTTGAGTATCGTCATCAACGTCCAATTGAATCGGCTTATCAAGGTCAACGCTATCAACCTTGAACACCATCGTGTCATCAAACCCCAGCTTACTCGTCATCCTTCACAACCTCCCCTTCAATAGCCTTCGGGAGAAGCTCAGGCATGTACGCTTGAATACGTTTGATGAGTTCTTCCTTGGAAACCTCGGCACTAACCGATAGTTGCTTGGTATTCTGGTCGATCTTATCAGCCCATCCGTACAGATGACCCATACGGGCTTTGTACAGCGTGGTGTTGAAATCTTTGTTCTCTAGGTTCATTCGACCTTGGCGCATGTTCCACGACTCAGCGATGTCATTACCGCGCTCAACGAGTTCTCGGAACGCAGGGTTTGTTTGACACAACTGAGCGAACTGTCGCTTGGTCATTTCTAGATGTTCGGCTACTTCCACATTCGTGTAGCCTTGCTTGTAGAGGTCAATGACCTCCTTGGCTGTAAACTCCTTAGCCACACCTGATCTCCTTATCGAGGAAACGGCCGAAAGGCCGAGGGTTGTTAGCCCCCGGCCCCGGCGATAAACATCAACCCAGCTTAACCAACACACCCTCATAGGTAAGGATCGCCGGAGGCGGCGGACTAAACTGGGGAAGAGGGTACACCACCTCACTCTTAACCACAGCCTTGAACTCCAGAGCACCATCCGGTCGTCGATTAAACTCAATCGAGCCCGCTTCAACATCCACCTTGTTACGAATCGAGTCCATAAACCCACTAGCCTTCGGCTGGTTGAGAAGGAACGTCAATTCGCTACGGTTGCTTGCACCAACCAACCAAACTTGCTCACCACGTTCGTTGAACGAATAGATGGCAACCGAGTGAGTCTCCTCACCGAAGTTGTTGATGAACACACCGTACCCCGACTTCTCGGGATTGTACCACACACCAGAAATATCCACAGTAGGACTTGACTTCTTTGACTTCGCCATACGCTTGTGTAGCTCCTAGTCACGGTTGATGGGGTTGAGCGGTAAGGTGCTTTATTTGACCGGGCACTTGCTCAAGGTGAACGACCAAAAGATACGGATCACCTCCTTTGCGGGTACTACTTTCTACTAGTCGCTCTTCTTAAGCATGAAGTAAATACCAAGAAGAGTAACGCCAACGAAAAGCAAAGACAACCATTCATTTAGATGCGCCACAGGCGCGAGTCCCTCCTTTACCGCTTCGAGTTGAGCGGCTTGGGTAAGGGCTGCACCACCGGCTGTGAGGGCTGCTCCTGCCTTTTTGTTGCTTTGCTCGGTATTGGGCGTGGGGTCGGGGACCAAGTTGGAGGAGGGGCCGGTAGGCTTGTCCGTGACCAATTCTTCGGCATCGACTGAGTTCTCCCGTGTAAACGTAGTTCCTGAAAGGAACAGGTCAGCTTCCTCTTTTCGCCGGTTAATCAACCCTTGGACCACTTTTCCGCCAGATTTTCTCCACTTCGGAAACTCAGCATAAGCCCCGGTGAAATCGGATTGGTTGAGCTTCTCAAGCAGAGTTGAATTACGGAAAGCTCCTGTACCGATATTATAGCACAAGGAGATAACCGCATCCCATTGGGGCTGGGACAACTTCACCCGGATGAGGTTCCGACAAACGATCTCGTCCTGAGCAACATGCTGGACGAGCAGCTCATGAGCTTGCTCTCGGGTAATCTTGTTACCGGGGAAGGCGTACCTTGGATCGGTAATACCCCAGCCAATCGTAGGCTTACCGGCCAGATCAATGTACGTCTCTTCGACAAAACCTTCCCACTGTTTAATCAGGGCAAGTCCTTGTCCCGAGATTCGCATGCTGTGGTTTGGGTTGGTCATCTATGAACCTCTTGTTCGTGTGTTATCTGACGATTTGGTTGCCGTGGAAGATTGCAAACCAGTCTATTGTAGTGGCCGCCAAGCCCGTGACTTGAACAACAGGTCCGCCGCGTGTGGTGTCGGCCAAAATCGTGATGGCGACGCCAGCCAGCGCAGCGGCAGTGAAAGTGTAGTCTGGGTTCTGCACGTCAACCACGGTCGAGGCTGCATTTGCTCCACGAGACATCACAAGACTAATCCGGGTGTAAACTACATTAGCACCCTGACGGCCAGTGACTTCCACTGTCCCAGCCCAGCACGAGTTGTTTGGCATTACCAGGATGTTCGTCGCGGAAGCTGCTGCGCGGTCGGCGGTAAGCACCAGCGGCGTGTTGTTCGTGGTACTATTTTGCGCGGTAATGCCGATGACTTGGTTATCGCCCTGCGAAGAACGGCGTGCGCCGGACCATGCCCATGCTGTGAACAAACCCCGAGTATTCGCCTCAGCTCCTCCAGGAATCCAAGAGGATTCACCGCTTGCTAGGTTCGTTGATCCGCCGCCGACAAACGCTCGCAGTGCTGTGGCTTGATTAGAAACCCCGCAGACTATTGCTGACTGACTTCCAGATGCAATGTTAGAAAGTCCGGCCAAAACGCCGCTATTAGAGTTTGATGCCGTATTACTTTGTCCTCCGCATACGACAGCTTGACTGCCAGATGCGGTGTTTGAAACTCCAGAAAGAACGGCAGAGACGTTTCCGCTTGCAGTGTTGTTTGTTCCTGCAAAAATACCCGAGTCTGTTCCGCTTGCCACTTGCGTTGCAGCAGACCTCGATGTTTGTAAATCCCTAGCTCGACCTCCGCGCTTGTTGCCACCCGTAGTGGTGCTGTCTGGCACTTGTAGCATGAATGCCCCGGATGTGCCTTTGAAACTGACAGCAATGTCAACGTTAGTGGCTGCGTTGTTTGCCAGCAACTGTACAACCGGCACCGTCGCATTCGGCGCGCTGGTGTTTACAGACTCGGTGAAGTGGGTAAGACCACCACCGCCGCTTGGCGTGGCATTAATCCATTGACTCGTTCCCGAGTCGTAAGTCAACACTTGTCCGTTGGTAACGGATGTGATGGTTACATCAGTTAGCCCATTAAGCGTCGTAGCCCCTGTAGCGATCACAAGGTCGGTTGATCCCAGCAAAGTGTTGCCATTCACTGTCCGAATGTTGGTGCCAGAGACAAGGGTGTCTTGTTTTGTAGTCGGATCAAAGTTACCCGCATGCCACATCACATTCCCGTTGAACTCGGGAGCAGTGCTCTCACTGGTAAAAACGAAAGCGGCCGTATCACTACCGCCATCACCGACGGCCTCTAACCTCCAACCTGTGTTGGTTGATCCGGTACGACCCATCTCTAGCTTCGAGTACGATCCGGCGTTCGTGGGATGATCGTACTGGACCGTGAGGATATCCGTTCCCACAACGGTCTTAGTGCCAGCACTTGAGGGTCCAATTTGAAGAGAGGCGGGGATGGTCAGCTTAGTGCCATCCCACGCCGTTCCGGCGATACCTCCAAACGCTCCCGCGTTGTTGTACTGGAGTTCGGTTGGGGAACCACCGGGAGTACCGCCACCCCCGGTAGGGGCTTCGTTTACCCACTGGTTAGTGCCCGAGTCCCAAGTAAGAACATCACCGTCTTGGACGGATGTGATGGTAACATTGCCGATGTCGTCTAGGTTCCCGACGGTCTGTGGCGGAAGCGGTTGATTCTCCCACACCATCAGGGTTTCGTTATACACCAGAACGTCGTTGTTGTCCGGGTTGGAGATCAACACATCGCTGATCTCCCCCAGCTCCGTCTCTTGAAGAATACCCTCAAACAGCTTACGAAGCGTTACTTCTTCATCAACTTGAAAAGGAAAAAGCTTTGACTTCCGAATGTCAACCATCGTGGTTAAAGCCCTCCTTGGCTAGGTCTAAAGTCGATTAAAGGGCAGGCGCTTGGTAGTTCGTGTCGGTCACGCCACCATCAGCGTTGAGCTTAGCTGCAAGGGTAGCACCCCAAGCACGAAGGCTTTCGATGTTGGCCTCAATTTCAGCGAAAGCGTCGGCCAATTCCTTGGCCTTGTCGCTATCACCTTGGGCGAAAAAATCACGGGGTTTCAGGTTTGCTGCGGGCATTTGGTGTTACCTCCATTGCAGGTGGGTTGGGAGTCGCGATTGTACTGTTGTTCGGGGGTGTTGTCAAGAGAGCAGCTTCTCCGCTTGTTCCTTGATCTCGTCGGTAAACGGGAAGTCAAACCCCGAAGCTCCTTCCCAGTCTCGGAAGTAGTCAAGGTGGCACGGAACCTTCTCGGATTCCTCGGGGTGCTCTGTCTGGAGCTTGACCAGCTCTCGGGACCACATATCGAACACAGCATCAGGGACTACGGACTCGTACATCCGGTAGTACAAGTACGAGTGGACGGCGATGTTACGGCGAAGTTCGGCAATACGGTCAATCACGTTTTTCATGGTTTAAACCTCTTGGGCCAAGTGATCTTGGCGTCCTTTACCATCTCATGTGTGAACCAGAACAACTCTTGGGGTTTGACTTCTCCTGCCAAGATTCGCTCTCGGTCCCTTGCGTAGACCTTTTGGAGGTATGCTTGAACCTCATCCCACGTCATGTCCTCGATCTTTTTCACTCAGACCTCCTAGGAGCCTCCGTAAGCCCCTCTCCACCCTTACCCGCACCCTCGGCCTTACCCACGGTCTAGGTCGGGCTTAGAGAGGCTCTCAGGCGCCTTAGCGTTGATGTTGTTGATCCGCTCTTCCCATCGAGCACAAAGTTTGTCTGCTTCGGTCATGATCGCGTCGATGTTATCCACCCCAGCCAGAACTTTACCGCCGAGCTTGATCGGATGATTGAACGCAGTCCGGAGAACCTCGGGATCGTTGTCCAACCCGGCACGGTGTTCTTGCCTGAGCTTTTCCAGCTCCATTCTTGTTTCGTACCGATTCCTCGATTCGACGCTGAGACGGTGGATCAGCTCGGAGAGCTGTTCGTTGGTAAGTTGGGTGTAGTCGTTGGTGTCGGGGGTCACTTGGGTTGCTCCTCGGTAAAGTGGGTACGACGCCACAAGAGTATACTTATCCGACGCAAGAGTGTCTAGTATCCTTCAAACCGTAGGTTTAGATGGTATTAAGCTATAGATGTATTCTATCTAGGGTTTAGTTATTCTTGGTAGGTAGGATAGATACTTTCTATGGTTAGTTATACTTAGTAGGGTTGTAGAGATATATCTACGTAAGTAGATAACTTAGTAGGTTAGAGAAGAGTATGTATAGTATATATTATATAATATATAATCTTTGATACTCTTGTTCAGGAGATTTGTCAATACCCCATCGCCAAGCAGAGCTTGGCTCTGTTCATCCCCGCCAGAGGCGGGTTCTGTGGCCGATCATAACCCACCTTTAATCTCAAATATCAAACACTTACTATCAGTTTAGTAGCTCTCTTGTCCCTTCTCAACTCCTTCGGTAGGTTCTCTAGAATATGAATGTTCCCTAACCGAAGGGGTATACTCGTATCCCTTCGTTCCAATCGTATGGAACCCCCCATCCCTCCATCCCTAGTATCCCGTATGTACTCGGCTATTGTACCCACCCAAGGGTACACATAACTCACCATGAACGAGCCCATCACAACCGAGACGAACTCATCCCGACTCAAATCAACTGGAATCTTAGCCATCTTCCACACATCGAGAAGATACTCGTACCGATACCCCATATCAAGCCTTCTGCGTCGTTCCCGAGCATCAAATCCCTTAAGTCTCTTCTTCCGATTCTTCCACGCCTTCTTGGCTACAACTCCTCGATCCATCCCCTTAACCAGCTTGTTTAGCTTGTCTTGTTCGTCGGGTCGAAGGGGTTTGTTGGAGAAGTACGCCTTACGAAAGAGGTAGTCCGCGTAGGACGTGATTGGAGGCGCCTGTATGTCACACCCGGTAGGGTGGGTGGGGGTAGGCTCTAGACAAGCCTCTAAGAGCTTCCTGTTGAGTTCTAGGACCATTGGACAAACGTCTGATCCCTCTAGCGAGGGATAGTCCACCCCCACTTCGTGGGTACTGTTGCAAATGACACAGTATCTGCTTTGTAGATCGTCGTTACAGTCCACAGGTTGTAACTCCTTGATGCGATTGTTAAAAGTAGTGCCCGATTGTAGATGTTCTGTGCCCCCTTGTCAAGATACTCAGGGAATTACGGAAGGAAATCGTTAAGTTCGTAATTGGGATTTTTACCGGGAGGTTGAGGGGCCACCCCCACCACCCCACCCCATCGCGAAAGGGGATACCCCCGGGGGTCTAGATTCAGCCAGAAGGCCAATAGGCCATTAGGCCAAGAATTACCAGCCAATAGAATGGAAGGCGGATCAAGATTAGAGTAGGGCTAGCTAATGCGATAGGCGCTGACTGGTAATAGGAAGCCAATAACCAGCTAATGCATTAGGCGCACTAGACCAATTGAATAAACATTAGCCAGTCAAATATGAAATTGAAAAGGTAATGGGGAATGCCCTGTTAACATTTCCCACGGCACACCAGTCACGACAGTGACGGTATGGGACTGTTAAGTGTGTGGCAGAAGGGAGAAGGGGGGTGGGGGAAGGAACACCCTCGCCCACCGTAAGACTGCCCATTAATATACACTTGTGCAGTAATAAGCACCTAACAAGGTGCTTGGGTGTTATACCTGACCAACACACCTACGGCACATAAGGAACACACACGCGCGTGAGCGCGCATCCCTATCCCGCACGCTGTGCGGTGGCCTCTCTCACTTGACACAATCGTTTACAAAATACCGCTTGCCAACCGGCCCAGCCCGTGCCAATCTAGCCTCACACCGCAGCACACACAAAAGGAAAATCTCACGATGAACATCGAAAGAAACCACAATGGCTCTATCACTGTAAGCACGATCGTGCGCGGTCATCTGATCCGCAGGACATTCTACGGCTACACTGTTAAGGAAGCCCGCGCCAAGTTTAGATCCTATCTGCTGTCAATCTACACCCAAGCCACGCTAGTGGCGACCCACCAACAAGCGGACACCACACGAAATGAACACCACGACACCTACCCGCCGCCTGCTACTCACCTATCCGTGAAGTAACCTACCCAGCTAACCCGTGACACCGCATCACGTTTTGTGTTAGTCTATTCGCGCTAGAGTAGGCTAACCCGAACCGAAGCGAAGGAATCCAAACCCATGCCAGACTACACAGACGAAATGACCGACGGCGAGCTAATCGCCTACCTGTGCGAACTCGCCCGGATTGAATCCGAATCGAGTGCGGACCTTGACGCTATTGCTTACGGGAGCTGATAACCAATGAATACAAACAAAGACAGGACCCGCGCTTGGGAACCGTTTGACGAGATTGCGCAGCAGATCAAAGACATGTCTCGCGACTACCATACGTGGCACGCGGAGCGGATGCTCCATTACGGGAATAAGATGTTCATCACACACGGCATGATCTCCGGTCACACTTGGCCCAATTGGAGCCCGGAAGATCGCAAGACCAATCGTGATTATCTGAACAAGATTAACGAGGCAAAAGATGCTGTTTTGGATTTGAAGCCTGCACGCATTCACAAGCGAACTGCCCTTAACCGCCTTCGTTGTTTTCTGGAGCCATAACCGAATGAACCGCAAAGAACTTCAAGCCTACAACGTCCTGCTTCGTCAAGTGTCATCCGAGAGAGCCGAGCGGGACACAAGCGCACTCGCTCGCTCTAGCCTGTATCGGTATGAGAAGAGGGAGCAGGAGCGCAAGTCCCGACGAGCTGCCCGGTTGCAAATCGTTACAAGTTGGCTCTTGTTTCTGGCGATTGTTTGTGTCACCATGCCTATCATCATCCGCTAACTGAAGTCGCCGCTAAGATGGATAACAAAACGAAAGCGTGGGTTGTGTCTTTGGCGGATGAAGTCATAGCGCACGTTCAAAACGCAAAGCGTTACGAGTTTGAACTTCTAAACTCGCCCGCAACCTTTGAATACATACGCGCGGAAAGCAAGGCGGAGACCGCCCGGAACATTTGCGAGGATACTTACAAGGATAAATGACACAATGAATGCGAACAATAAGACATTGCGTCATTTAATCGACCGCAACGCTGCGGAGTCTTTTCGCAGCTTTGCATGGGGAAGGCGAACGATTAAAGTTGATGGTGGATTCTGCACATACTGGGTCGCCATGTGCCCTATAATCTCCGCGCCTAGGAGGTGGGCTGTTAGTTCTGTAGCAGCTTTCACCCCAGACAATTCTCCACACGGGATAGACAGAAAAAGGGTAGCAGATTTGCTAAGGGAACAAAACCGCATGGTGAGGGCCGCTGCGCTTATGACCGCTGAAGAGTCAGAAAAAGGTTTAAGCGTCTATCAACAAGCGGTCGCGAATCTGCACGAGGCACCTGTTCCGCCATGTAGTGAAGGAGAGCCGTATGAACCTTGAACAGGCCGATATTGATAAGCTCACATTCCCCGACCTACAGCGGTATGTGCGCATCGTTCACCACATCTTGACCGTCGATGAACACCTGACCGGAGATGATCGTGTGCAACTAATGCAGGAGCTGTTGGAAGAGCCCGGAATAATCGCCTTCGCCGCAGAAGTGCTGTCTAGGCACAACATGATTAAGGCCCAAATCCTACGCGACGCACACCGTAGGTGTTGACGGCGCTAGTTTGTTGTGCCACTATCCTTACCACAACGTTCGCCACACACTAACCCGGAGACTAGCCGTCATGAAATGGTACACTGTCAACACAAACCATCGTGACCGTTCCTTGCCCCAAGGCTTCCACATGACGACAGAGGCAACGTGCCCTGTTTGTGGTATCCCGTCCGTCTATGCACACACAGACTCCCATTACAGTGTCGGGAAGTGGTATGGCTGTGAGCACCTGAAAGCGTCGAACACAAACGACAACGGATTGATTGAATCCGTCGAATACCACGTTTAACAAAAGGAACCGCACACATGGCAAAGAATCACGGCGACACATATCAACTTATTACCGCCCTCCGACAAGCTACTGCACTAGACCTCAACAAGTTAGCTGCCAGTGGAATCAACGTAACAATCAGCAGCTACACCGACAACAAGCCGAACCACGTAGACACAGTGACCCTTAATGCAGACGTTTGTGAGGGCTTGAAAATTGCACTTATTCGAGCTATAACAAGCACAATCGCAAGCCGTAAGCAGTCACTTTCAATGCAATTGCGAGATATCGAAAAGGCCCAAGAGGAGCACAAACCATGAGCGCACGCATCACAATCAAACACCTTCGCCCTCTCGTTGACCGCCTGAACCGTACAGCCGGCACTTCCCTTGAGCCTTGGTCGCGTGGGGAAGATGGCAAGCTCCGATCCAACATCGGTAACTTTCACATCGACAGCGCTTATGGTGGCTACAGCCTTCACCAAATGGCGAACGAGTGCGGGGGTGTTAACGACGTGTTCCGCGTCGGCTACGTCTCCGCTCGCGCCTTGTACGACCAGCTCCACGCATTCTTGTGTGGGATTGAATACGCGCGGGGCGAGTAACACCCGAGCCGCTTAGATACGCCACACATACAAGGGAAGCATCCTCACATGAAACTCACAGACTGTGACCTTACCCGCCCTTTCACTCATCCGGGCTTCATCGGTGCGTTCTGCATCATCGACGGTAGGTTCTGGATTCACCGGGACAACCCGGAAGACTTCAAGGATGAGGCTTTCATCCGGGAGCATTGCTTGCCGGTGAAGCGCCACATTGATGACCTCACGGCCTTCGACCTGCTGCGCACTGACTGGTATAACGTGGATTGAGCCGCTTAGATACGCAACCTTAGACAATCGTTTACCATTCTAGGGTTGCGTTTCTAGTCCGCTATGCTTCAAGATGCACCCACCACACACACACAAAAGAGGATCACACACCATGCCTACCGTATCCGTTCCCGTCTCCGAACTCACTGGTCTCGCTCTTGATTGGGCTGTAGAGAAATGTGAGCACATCTGGGACCAAGCCAATCCGGCCCCTTTCTCTTCGGATTGGCGATTAGGCGGCCCGATTATTGAGCGGGAGTTGATTTCCACAGATTGGGATAACGACTGTTGGAATGCGTCGGTGGGGGACTTCGGGGGTTACTCCTCTGGTCCCACTGCCCTAGTCGCAGCTATGCGTTGCAGGGTGGCTTCCAAACTCGGCAGCACAGTTGACATCCCCGCCGAACTCGTGATCTAATCACTACACCACACCAAGCGGCGCCAGTTGCGCCTAACGAGGAACCGCCTGCATGTTCACCAACCCCTTTTCCCGCTTCGACGTTGTTCCCGGTGACTCAATCACTTGCACCGTGGATGGCACGGACTACACAGCCACCATTCACCACGACCGTGACACAACCCCGCAAGACTTTGACTGCTATACTCCCGAACAAATCGAGGCGTGGAAGCGCGACGATTGGGAGTTCGTGGGTGTCGAGATCACTGCATCGCGTGCGGGAGTTGATCTTGGTTTCTTCGCGTCTCTTTGGGGCGTTGAGTCTTTCAGCGGTGCCGAATATCTCCTTGAAATCGCAAACGACTTGCTGAACGAGTCCATCCCGCAAGCAAACGAAGAACGTAAGCGCATCGCGCTTGCAATGGCGTAAGCGATAATCTACGCTCACCGAACACAACCCCAGAGTATCTACTCCGCTCACCGGCCCCGGCCGGCTCACCCCGCAAGCGTCGCTAGACGCGACTATCGGAGATTGCTATGCCCATCATCCAGACAGTAGACTACGCAGACTTTTCCGCTGCCTTTCGTCGTTACGAGCGCCGTGACCAGTTTGAAAACCTGCGCTGGCTTTATGACTACCTCGAAGAACTCTCCGATGATCTCGGCCAGCCTATCGAACTCGACGTTATCGCCTTGTGCTGCGAGTATTCCGAGGAATCGTGGGACGATGTAGCCAGCAACTGCTTTATACACAGCATCGACCTACCCGACCCCGCCGACTACTCCGATCTTGACGAGGGTGGCGAAGTCATCCCGGGTACGCTCGATGAAGAAGCCTTCGCCGAAGCCCGACGCGAGGCGATCCTTGAGTATCTTCGGGATAACACGTCCGTATGTGGGTACGATGACGAAACGGTGTTGTATGCCCAGTTCTAACCGAAAGGAGATAACCAAAATGACCACCACTAAGAACCCGAAGTACGTTTACGTGCTCCGCGTCAACGACCCGGAGAACAAGTCCCGCAACAAAACCTTTCAGTACCCGAAGAAGGGCACCGTGACCGCTCCCGATTGGATTCCCGACCCCGTGTGTGGTCGTGGTCTGCACGGGTGGGAGAATGGTGAAGGTGATTACTTGGCGGCAGATTGGCACGAAGACGGGGTTTGGCTTGTTCTCAGAGTGCTTGAATCTGACCTTGTGCGGCTTAACGGTAAAGTGAAGTTCAAGACCGGCACTGTCGCCCACGCTGGCACCAAAGAAAGCGCAACGCGCTACATTTGGGAGAAGACAAAGGCTCCCCGTATTATTGGGTTGGTTCTCACGGGTGGGTGTGGTTCCACCCTCACGGGTGGGGATTACTCCACCCTCACGGGTGGGTATTACTCCACCCTCACGGGTGGGGATAAATCCACCCTCACGGGTGGGCATCGCTCCACCCTCACGGGTGGGGATGAATCCGTACTCTGTTGGCGCGTATGGGATGGTCAACGCCACCGCCTGCACGTCCGCTATACCGGCGAAGGCGGTATCGAATCAAATAAGGCATATCGGTTTGTAAATGGTGAAGTGGTGGTTGTGTGAGAGAACACCAAGAACCGGCTACCGCATCCGCTCGCGATGGAGCGTGCGAGCTAGCTAAAGCTTCCGTCTGCGCAAATGACGCCTTGCGCGAACTCTTCGCCGTATTCATCCCCTCTCGGGGTGACATCCCCCCGGTATCCCTTACCACAGCACGAGGGGCTATTTCCCACTGCGAAGCACTTCGAGAGCTAGGCCACACTGACGCAGATTACTTTCGGTATACTTGCGAACACTCAGACGGTTTCGACCACTAGCAATAAAGGAGCGCACAACATGACTACCGAAAGCCGCACGTGGAAGAAGTATGTGACGAACTGCATCGCCACTGTAAACAGGAGCATCTGATATGCCCCACATGCTAGTAAGCCTAGGCAAAGACGTGTTCTCCCTCGTCTACGCCATCCACCCCAAACCATCCGTTATCCGAAAGGCGATTGAACTAGCCTTTCCCATTGCCCCCGGCTTGGCTGTATCGTACCGGGACAGCGCTTCCGGGGCTTGGTATCGGGTTTGTAAACTGACTGAACACGAGGAGAAGAAGTAATGTACCGAGACAGCCAAATATTCAAGGTCACACAGCAACGAGATAGATTCCTCGATCTTGTGGAATGGGTCGAACGTAACCCCGGCCTCCACCCCAACAATTTGAAAATGGTCCTGTTGCAGGCTGCTGAAAGCGTACGATCGGAAATGAAGGATGAGGAGACGAGCACTAAGATTTCACCGGGTCCGTGGGTGTGGGTGTCTGACGGTTACTATACTCAGCTTCTAGATGCGAACGGGGAAGTCGTCATGGATGATGGGTCAGCCGGGGGTGAGTATGCTCCGGTTATTGAACCTGACTCAGCCAACGCCCGCTTGATCGCCGCCGCGCCAGAATTGCTTTCCGCCATTAAAGCTTTGATGAATCGAGCCCTGAAAGACGCTGAACATTATGCGCCAGAAGGAAACGAGCCAATATGGGCTTTTATTGCTGACGCATCCGACGCCATCGCCAAGGCGCGAGACGTGTCGAGTGCCGACAAGCCCACCGGAGAGACGCCTTAATGATTTCCGTTCCCTATCTGTGGTTTCTCGGAGGGTGTGCTCTCACTCTAGGCTACCTCATCCTCCGATCCTACGCCCACGAGTGCGAGAGCCTAGCCGATTTGTTCGACGAACCAAGCCACCGGCTTGCTAGTTTCTGGTACACTGTGCTAAGCATCCTCCCCGTTGGGGTGGTTGTGTGTTTCGCGGTAAGTGCGTTCCTTTACTTTCTCGGAGGTAAGTGATATGAGTGGAGTTGACGACGGCGGCCCGGACCCCACCAACGCGGGGCCGGTGTTGCCGGATACGGGCGCAGAACGTAAGGAAACGAAATGAAAAAGACAGGCTCAAAAGAAGTTGCGGAACTTTATTCATCTATGCGCGAGGAAATAGAACGCTTGGTAGTTGAGAATGAGGCGCTGCGGGCGGATGCGGAGCGGTATCGGTGGGTCAAAGAGAATGATGTGGAGGCGGCTAATTTATTCAACTCTACATCCGGTGATTTTTACGATCACTATATCGACGCCGCCCGCGCGGCGAGGGAGGTGGTGTGAGAATCGAAACCGAATCCGCCGACCTGATTGTGATTCGCGACGCAGATGGCGGCAGGCTTGACCCAATCACGGTCTTGCTGCGCGACGTTGCGCCGGGGTCTGGCCAATTGATTGTCGAGTGCTACGGTCAGGCGTGGTCAGCTTGGTGGGGTGCAATGGGCGAACGCGACTTGCGCACGTTTGTAACTGACTGCCATCCGGCCTATATCTCTAACAGGCTGGACCCTAAGGGCGGCAAATACCTGCTGCGGGTTGTTTCCGAAATTCAAGGCGCACTGCGCCGCAGGATCGAACAGCCCCGCACCGACGCGGGCGGGGATGGGTAGATAACATGCCCACCTCCCTCCCCCTAGACTACACCCGCTGTTCCAGCGACAGTTGTATTCTCCGGGCTAAGTGTCTCCGGTGGACAGACACAGCGTATAAGGTCTTTCCTTGGGCTCTTAGTTGGACGGATTTCACGGAGGCTTGCGAAGCGAGCCCGGATAGTAACCACTTCATCCTAGACGAGAGGAAAGGAGTAAAGTAGCATGCCAATTAACATGGGCTACGTGATGTGTGAGAATACATACCGAGCACTACAAGAGACATGCGATGCTCTTGCACACAAGGAAATCTCCGAACTAAGCGAATCAGAACAGCGGTACGCGGAGAAGTTGTTCAGGCTGTGTCGTGAGGTTGCAGACAATTACCTTTGGGATGGGGAGTGATGGTGTCCAGCAATCAAATTATCTACGGCGAAACGTGGACAACCGAGGATCGACGGAACGTTCTCCGCCTAGCAGCCATGTGCGACGGACTCCCCTCCTACCGGGTAGACTACGACAAGCACGGGAACCCACTTATAAGCCACGGTAAGCCTCACGTAAGGGCTTCGGAGTACCTACCCACAGGGTGCCTAGCTCCGTCGCTCCTAGAGGCTGACGGATGGACTTCTAACGGTAGCCTGTACGGGGTACTGACGCGAGATGATGTGAACGGTGTGGCGTGGGATGCAGTCCAGAACGGTAGGCGTGAGCGGTTGAAGTTCGCCTTCCGTGATGTGAACAATCCGTACAAGCGTAGCCCCTTGATTTCGTTGGGTTCGATGGCGTACTACGCACTGTTCCACGGGTACGGATCGGTCCCATCGTCCCTTCGGTGTCACCTCGTTAAGCTCGGGTACAGCGGCGATCTCCATACTACGCCTCAAGGCGGTAGATGTTCTAACAACAGTGCGAAGCACTAGATAGTATCTACTAACCAGTAGAGTAGAACTAACAAACCAAAGAAAGAAAGAGAGAGATATGTACTACAAGAACTCTAATCTAGAAGTAACTAACAATCTTCTTCAGTTGCTTAGTGAAGCAGATTGGGAAAAGAACAAGTTAGATGGTTCTCTCCTTCAAGACTTGTTCCGTAGTTTGTTGTACAATCTCATCCTACCGGATGACAAGGATTTCCCCAAGCCTTCGCGGGAGCGTGTAGAGATTGCTCTTCGGATTATCTTCAACGAAGTTGAGGAAATCACCTACGATGGTTTGTGTGGTGGTCTTCCCCAGTACGTCCACGACATCATTGATTCCTACAAGGCGGAGAACCCCTAATGGACCGACCCATTAACCCCCCAACTGATCCCCTTGATCCGTACATCGAAGAGGCAGAGCAGCGGTGGGATGGTGTGTTCACTACCTACGAGGCTCTCGGAGAAAGAGTCTTGCCTGATCTTGTGCGTTGGCTCCTAGCCGAGGACTTCTCTCGGCGCCTTCTTTACGACGCCATCACCGACCAGTGTGACAAGCTAATCCAAGACCTAGCAGAACGATTGTACGAGAAGGCTAAGGACAATTCCAAGGGGTACGATTGAGATGACCAACCTTCTTGACAACGTAGTTCTAGCCCGACGAGTCACCACGCTCTTGCGTGGGTTGGTGGAAACACTGGACGAGGTAGACAAACGAGGACTTTGCTTCGGTAACGAAGAGGTTGATTGGCAACTGTTCGTGATCCAGAGCGAAGCTCGGGATGTTCTCAACAAGATCAAAGAGGAGCTTCACCCGTGACGACTACCGAACGTAAACCCCACCCCCATGCGGAAGTGATTAAGAAGTGGGCTGAGGGGTATGAGATTGAACTCTCCACTGACGGCGGATGGATACCAGCTCCCAACCCGCTGTGGTATGAGCGAAATCAGTACCGAGTGAAGCCCGAACCCAAGAAGCCGACGACTTGGTATCAGGTGGTGTGCAAGGACCACTTTGGAATGTTCATCCCAGACGGGCTCTTTTCTTCTCGAACTGACGCAGAGTTTAGGGGATACACTGTAGTTGAGATTATCCCCACCTACACCGAGGAGAATGTGGAATGACCACGAGTGACCGAGAAGCACACCTCCTAGATCGTGTCCGGGATACCGCGAAGCGGTGTATCGATCTAGGCGTGAGGGTGGATATTCCGGGTTGGGTGGCGAAAAGCCACATGGAGTGGTTGATCTACAAGGACTACGTAGATGCCTGCGAAGCTGCCCTATTTCAACTGGCTGAGGTAGCGGGTTGGGGGGAGATGTATACGAAAGAGGATGTAGAGCAAGCTCGGAATGATGGCTATGCTGATGGATATGACACCGGACGGAGTGAAGGATACGAGGTGGGTTATGAGGATGGGGTAGACGCAAGTGCCCCTGAGTAACAAGCGCGTCCCTTGCCCTCTGTGCCGAAGCGAGGGCAAAGACAGCACAGGTAACCACCTTCGGTTGTTTGAGGATGGTACAGGAGGGTGGTGTTATCACGGGCATGGTAAGGTGATGTTGGATGGAGGTGACAGTGGTATGGAGTATAGCCGACCTAGTAACCGAGGACCGAATAGCGAAGCCCTTTCCCTGAGTGTGGTGAACACGTACCCCATCCGTCCGTACCCGGATCGGAAGATCAGTCAAGCGACGATGGATCGGTACGGAGTACGGTGTGAATCGGACACAAGCACGGGTGATCCTGCTGCCTTGTACTATCCGTACCACTCCGAGGATGGGAGCACCACCGGGTACAAGAAGCGACGGCTGGATGACAAGTCCTTCATGGTAGTGGGTAAGCCGAAGGGACTCTTCGGCCAGAAGGCTTGTAAACCCAACGCCAAGTTCGTCATCATCGTAGAAGGTGAGCAAGATGTCCTAGCAGCGTGGGAGCTTCTCCAGTCCCGAGGTAAGGACTGGAATGTGGTCAGCATCCCTAACGGAGCCAACGAGGAAGGTGTCCTCGATAAGCAGACTCTAAGCGCCTTGGAGTGGATTGCATCCCACCCCGGTGTGTGCCTAGCCCTTGATGCGGACAAGCCCGGCAAGGCCACGGCAAAGGCCCTAGCGGAGGCGCTAGTATCCCAGACGGAAGTTAAGATCGCGAACCTCTCGCCCCGTAAGGACACGGCTGACTATTGGGAAGCGGGGGATGTAACCGGGTGGTTTAAGTGTATCAATGGGGCACAGACCTACAGACCAGAAGCTGTGGTTGAAGGGTGTGACATTGATGTGGAAGTGCTCATGACTCCGAAGGAGCCGGGGATTGAGCTGCCTTACCCGAAGCTCCAACGTATGACTTGGGGATTGAGGAAAGGGGAGATTACGCTCCTTACTGCTGGCTCCGGTATCGGTAAGAGTACGTTTGCGCGAGAGGTTGCGTTTCACCTACTTAAACAGAACTACACCATTGCCTTCATTGCACTTGAAACTTCGATGGAGGATGTGGCTAGGTCCATCATTGCGATGGACAACGGAGTACCTCCTACGAAGTTGATGTTCAACCCGAAGTGTATCCCGAAGGAAGACTACGTCAGGTCGGTAGACAAGTGGTTCAAGTCGAACAAGGTACATCTCTTTCGCCACTGGGGTTCCTTGGATGTGGACACCCTTCGCAAGAAGATGCTATACTTCGCCAAGGCTCTGGGCGTGGACTTCATCGTACTGGATCATTGCTCAATGGTCGTAGCTGGCGCAGATGTGGACGAGCGCAAAGACCTTGATCGTTTGTTCGAGGCTATGACACAGATTTGTGTGGAGACTGGTGTCGGTATCCTGCCCATCATTCACCTCAAAAGAAGTCCCAACAAACGCTTCAACAAAGGGGACGAAGTGGAGTTGACTGATCTTCGCGGATCGGCCGGGAGCGAACAGATGAGTTGGAATGTCTGGGCTTTGGAGCGCAACCAACAGACAGAGGATGGGGAGAAAGACCTAGTGAAGCTACGCATCCTGAAGAACCGGACAATGGGGTTCACTGGGTTGGCCGACATCCTCCGGTATGACCATGACACAGGCCGGCTTGGGTTACACACGATCCAAGAATTTGATGCTTGACAACGTACTTGAAATAACGTACCATATAGGAGCCCTGAAGGATGGGTAGACCGAGGAAGTACACTGATGAGGAACGGAAACAGCGGGCGAGGGATAAGTCAAAGCGATGGCGAGAGCAGAATCCTGAGCGAGTGCGGGAGTACAACCGCAACCGAGGAAAGGTGGCTCCCAGTAGTGGGGTATGAGGGTAGGTACGAGGTGTCTGATCTCGGCCGGGTACGTTCTTTGATCGGTGGTGTTCGTCTACTACGCGAGTTGGACAACGGTGCAGGTTACAAGCAGTTCAGTCTGTGCCATGTAAGCGGGAAGATACACAAAGTGTACGCACACAGGGCTGTGCTTGAAGCGTTCGTCGGCCCGCGACCTCACAAGTACCACGCTTGTCACGAGGACAATGATCGCAGCAACAACTCACTGAGTAATCTTCGCTGGGACACCTGCGCAAACAACCATGCCGACAAGCGGAAGCATGGAACCAATCCGAAGGGCGAGTCTCATATGTGGAGCAAGCTGTCTCTTGATGAGGTTCTCCAGATCAAGCGCTTGCTGAAAGAAGGCAGGTTATCCCAACCAAAGATTGCAGGCATGTTCGGTGTTCAGCAGTCGCACGTTTCCGCTATAAAGACGGGAAAGGCATGGGCTCATGTTCTCATAGAGGAGTTCCAGTAAAATGAAGAGCGAAGATTGGCTTGCACTAGTGTTGCTGACGTTCGTGATTGTGCTGATGATACTTGGTCCTCGCGTAGAGAGAAGCAGGATTGCTAACCACTGCTCCCTCACCGGAACCTACGTCATCGACAACGACACGGTTTTGGCATGTCGTGTGATTAAGAGGAATACCGACGAGGCGAAGCCGAGTGAACCGAAGGAAGAGGAGCAGAGTCTGTGAGCGAGACTGACCGCGAACTGTTGGAGTACGCCGCGAAGGCGGCTGGTGTTGAATTGAAGTACGACACTTTTGGACAAGGGCCCAACGCGGCTCGTGAGTATTGTTACTGGAACCCCCTCACCGACGACGGCGATGCGTTTCGGTTGATGGTGAGGTTGCAGCTTTGTATCACAAACGTCTACTGCTACTACGATGAACACAGGCAGTCACCGACAACCGTAGTTAGCTCTGGCGGCGGGAAACTCGATGATATAACGGTGTCGTTTCCAACTTACAGAGCGTCGTTTCAGAAGCACGACCCTTGTACCGCCACCCGCCGCGCCATTACCCGCGCAGCCGCCGAGATTGGCCGGAGGATGGAGTCCTAATGAGCCGAATCAAAACCTACCGAACAAGTAACTACGATGCTGCGTGTATTGCTTGCCGAGAGAAGCTAAACCTCGGGGTTCAGTTCTCGGCTGAGTACGATTTCGTGGCTAAGGAGTGGTTGATTTCTTATCCGCTCGCGGAGCGAGATGATCTTCCTCCGACTAAACCAACTGAGGTGGTGTGACATGACGTACAACGAACAGATCGAAGAAATCCTTGAGAACTTTGAGTGGGAACGGTTTCTCAAGCTGTACCACTTCAATCAAGGTGACACCACGTTTAAACGTGTGTTCCCTGACCGGGTTGATAGTTGCCGACGGCTTGCCCGTGAGCTACTTGAATCTGTTGCAAAGATGGCTCCTCTTGGTGACGAGGTTGCTTACACTGGTACAGCATGTCTCACTGCCTACAACTGGTACGGTCGTCTCCGGTTGTGTGGTGAGTTTTGTGATTGGGATACAACGGAGTAAACTAGAATGACCACCCTCATCCTTGACATCGAATCAGACGGACTAATCCCCCTCATCAAGAACATTTGGCTGGTCTGCACGAAAGTAGTTGAGACGGGAGATAAGCGATCGTTTAGATCGCGGGAGGATTTCCAGCAATACGTGTCCGATCTAAACCCAACCTTAGTTGTGGGTCACAACGTTACCTTCGATCTTGAAGCCCTCCGTCGTATATGGGGTATCGAGTACAAGTGGGACACGAAAGGGTGTTCGTTCAACGGCAAGCCGGTGCGGTTTCTTGATACGCTTCAGTTGTCACAGTTTTTGAACGCGGACAGGCAACCCGGGCATTCATTGGAAAGCTGGGGGGAGAAGCTAGGCTTGGAGAAGATTGACTTCAAGGATTGGTCGGGGTACTCGGAGGAGATGCGAGTTTACTGCGAACGGGACGTTGACCTGACTGAGTTGGTGTATAAGCGCCTCATCAAGGAGTTGGAAGATTATGAGCGGTGATGTGAAATCCAAAGGCGAATATTGGTTGTTGCTCGGGGACTGCTTGGATAGAATGGGTGATCTTCCCGAGAGAGGGGTCGATATGGTGCTGACCGACCCACCCTACGGGACGACTGCCTGCGGCTGGGACGCTGTTATACCGTTAGATGGTATGTGGGGATGCGTGCGACGGGTCCTTCGCCACGATGGAGCTGCGGTTTTTACAGCCAGCCAGCCGTTTACAAGTGTGTTAGTTATGAGCAACGCAAGGAACTTCGCCCACTGCTGGGTGTGGAACAAAAGGTTCGCTGCTAATTTCGTACAAGCTAAAAGGCAGCCTCTGAAAGATCACGAAGATGTGGTTGTCTTTGGAAACAACAGGAAGCAACCAAGGTACTTTCCCTTGATGCTGGACAGAGAAGCACCTATCAAAAAAGGGGGCAACAAGCCCTCAAAAGCTATACCCATTCGCCAGACACAAGCGGCAGAGTTGTTCTCACGTCAACAGAAGTCTTACGATAAAAAGTTTCCAACGACAACATCACTTCAGTTCTCAAGCAGGGAGGGCAGGGGTCTACACCCCACTCAAAAGCCAGTGGCACTTATGGAGTACCTCATAAAGACGTACACAAATGAGGGCGATGTTGTCCTAGACTTCACTATGGGTAGCGGCACTACAGGGGTAGCTTGCGCTAACCTTGGACGTAAGTTTATTGGGATCGAGAAAGATGAGGAATACTTCTCGTTGGCCGCTAAAAGAATTGAAGATGCTTACGCATCTAAGCGGTTGCTCAAAGAGCTAGAGGAGTACGAGTAATGACTACGGTTTCGGTTAACGCACAAGTAGATGTTAGTTCAGATCAGTTGGCAGACGAAACCAACCGGGACGATTTGATCCAGTTCATCCGAGACATTTGCTTTGCAAAGTGCCGCGATGATTTCTACGAGGAGTTGATTCTCTTTTTGTGTGAAGATATGTCTGACCCAAACATCGTCCGTTCAGAGTTTATCGTAAAGGTTAAGCATGCACTGAAAGGGTACGAATAATGAAGTGGGGTGATGACTACAACACAGCCTTGGCTGAGGCAATGGAGCGACTTGCGGAGCAAGAGGAAGATGGGTGGAGTTCACCTTTGATCTCGAAGCTGAATAGTATCCGCATATTCCTTGCAAACATAGAGCAGTTTATGTACCAACAAGATATAATCTACCAAAAGAACGAGGAGTGACTTGAAGATAGACGAGCTTCTTGAGTGGAAGCCTTACATTTGCTTCTCGATGGATTCGTATCTCACCTCGGTTCGTGGGTTCACGGGTATCGGGTTCAACAAAGAACGCGCTGAAGGGTTGCTTGTCCGGATCGAAGGAGAGATGACGGAGATTGAGCAAACCATCGAGCCACAACTACCTCCCCGGCCTTTGAACAAAGGAGAGCTAGACAAGTATCGGTTCCCAGCCAAGCCGTTTAAGAAGGACGGGTCGCTGTCCAGTTCGATGGTGAACTGGATGGAACGTCTCGGAGCAAAGCTCCACACGGAGCGGGACATCTTGTTGGAAGGTAACGTGTACCCGATCAAAGGAGGCGAGCCAACCATCATCACTGGACCTATGCGCTTAGCTAATCAGGATGATCTCAAGAACTTCCTTATCGCCGAGGGGTGGGTGCCGACCCTTTTCAATTTCAAGCGGGACGAACGAGGGAAGCCAGCTCGTGACGAGAAAGGAAACATCATCCTCACTACCCCTAAACTCCAAGAGAACGGTCGCCTATGTCCGAACCTTGAAGAGATGGCAGGTGATATGGTACGTCCTGTGGTTCGTTGGCTTAGTCTACGCAACCGCAAGTCTGTGATTGAAGGGTGGCTCGGGAACGAGCGGCTTGCGTACGACGGTCGATTGAGTGCTGGTGCTAGTGGGTATACACCTACGTTTCGGAAGCGGCACTCTGTTGTCACGAATCTCCCCAAGGCGGACGGTAAGGTACTCTATGGCGTAGAGGTTCGCTCTCTCTTCTGCGCAAAGCGACCGGGCTACACGATGGTTGGGTTCGATGCGTCTGGACTTGAAGCCCGGGTGGAGGCGCACTTCACCAGCATCTACGAAGGCGGGCAGGAGTACGCTCGTGAGTTGATCGAGGGGGACATCCACCTTAAGACCGCAGAGAAGATGTTTGCCGATAAGATCGGCCACTTGTTCGGACACCCTGACTATAGTAAGGACCACCCCGAGGTAAAAACTTGGCGTAACAAGGCGAAGACTGTTCGCTACGCGAGCGCCTACGGAGCTTCAGCTAAGAAGCTGGCAGCTACTCTCGGGGAATCCCAGCAACGCGGTGAGCAAATCTTCAACGACTTCTGGGAAGCTGCTGCGCCGCTTGCAAAGTTCAAGGAGAGGTTGACCCAGCATTGGGAAACACAGGGTAAGGAGCGGATCAAGGGTCTTGATGGTAGGTGGGTACGTACCCGGAGCAAACATTCGTTGGTGAACACCGCCCAACAGTCGGCCGGCGCGATAATTTTTCAGGTGACAACCTTGTTCTTGCATAAATGGTTGGACGGCCTAGTGCTTGACAACGACAACAACCTTGCCTATACTTTCCAGTCCCGGTTCATCTATCCTCTTTCTGAGGTTCACGATGAACAATGCTGGGAGGTGCCGGAAGAAGTAGCCGAGGACTTTGGCAAGCTGGCAGAGAAGGCGCTCGAAGCAGCAGGTAAGTACCTGAAGGTTCGGGTTCCGATTGTTGGTGAGGCTAAGGCGGGGAGGTCGTGGGATTTGATCCACTAGTGGAGGTGGTGTCTGAAAACACAGTTGACACAGGAGAGGTTGAAAGAGCTGTTGCATTATGACCCTGAAACTGGGGTGTTTACTTGGAAGATAACGAGGCAACGTTCCCCAGAAGGAAAGAGGGCAGGTAACACGCATTACTCGGGTTACAGGACGATAGGCATAGACGGCAAGTACTATGCAGAGCACAGGTTAGTTTGGATGTGGTGGCACGGCGAGTTCCCGAAGCTGAGCATCGACCATATCAACGGAAATAAGAGCGACAACAGGGTCTCTAATCTGAGAGAAGCTAGTCGTTCTCAGAACCAACACAACCAGCCAATGTATAAGAACAACTCAACAGGCTACAAGGGAGTCTCTTTTTGCAAGACAACAGGTAAATGGAAGGCCACGATTGGCAAATCAACGAATCGGTTTTATTTGGGTGTGTTCAACTCACCACAAGAAGCAGCCCACGCTTACAACAAAGCAGCAATCGAACTCCACGGGGAGTTCGCTGTACTTAACCCAATCTAACAGGACGACACATGACTTTTGAATTCCGCCCAATCAAGACCGCCAACACCAACGCCTCCGGCGATACAAATACCGAACGGCCGAAGGTCGATTACAACGAAGTCAATGCGCACGTCATTGAACGTGCAGGCACAGCCAACAAGGCACGCTCTATCCCCGGATACATCTCTTCCATCGTGGACCTTGGTGTCCAGCCTCGTACTCTGGAGACCGTTGTCAAGGATGGCGAAGAGTACCCCGAGGATGCCGAGTATTACACTGGCCAGTGGGGAGACCAAAAGGGCAAGCCCTGTGTTCGATTCACCGTCCCTGCGAAGCAGGCGATTGCCATCACTGTGGACTTCCCGCAGATCATGGTTGACAAAGGGCAGTTCTACGGTGAAAGCCACGAGCTTCCTCTCCGTCTCATTCTCAACGGTGAGCGTCTAGTCCAGAATGACGAAGGCAAGTGGCAGCCGCAGGTTCAGAAGCTGATCTACCTCTCGGAGAAGAAGCACGAAGACGGTACGTGGGCAGTAGCTAAGAACGCACTTCTCCACAACCTTGCCGCTGCTGCTGGTATCCTTGACAGTAAGGGCTACTTCAACGTCAATCGTATCGGTGAACTGCTGGGCCAGTGCCTCCAGTTCCAGTTCCGTGTGTACATGAAACCGGGTAAGAATGGTAAGTCGTACTACACCGAAGAGATCAAGCTGGCAGGTATTGTGCCCGAGGGTGTTTCGGTTCCGGCTATGCCGGAGGGTGTGGTCAGCGGTATCGTGTGGTCGGATGGCACCAAGCCCGACGCTGATGCGGTGAGTAAGCTGCGCCTCTCGATTCGTAACACCATCAAGAACGCCACAAACTTTAACGGTTCAACCATCGCTTCTTTGATTGACAAGCCCCGCGAACAAAACGACAATAGTCGTCCCGTCAACCCTTCTACTGAAGTGACCAAGCCGAAGGCTAGCCCGGTGAAGCCGGTGGTAAAGCCCGCTCCCGCGAAAGCGGTGAGTTGGGAAGATGAACCCGAAGATGTCGATAGCCCGTTTGGTTGAGGAGTGAGCCTGTGAGAAAGTTCCGTATCGAGCCGTTCATTGGAGATATTATTGAGGTTGTTGCTACTTCGTACTACGTTTCGGAACGGCTCGTGGTCTTTGAGAAGTCGGTAGTGACTGGTGAGGACAGGGAGTTCATCCCGATCCTTGCACTTCAATCTTCCGACATCGCCCGTATCGAATACATCGGAGAACACACCGAATGACCCCCACCACCACGTTCACCATCCATCGCAACAACCGTCGTTTCAATGCGAAGAAGTTCTCCCGGTATGAGGAGGCTCGGTCGTATGTTCGCACTTGGCTTCGGCGAAACAAGGATAAGTTCTATGATCTTAAAGAGCCCCATCCAGACTTCGACTACTCTTGGAACGAATACCGTAACCCCGAAATTTCACGTTATGGCTTCAGCATCAAGCGGGTAGAACCCAATTAACAATTATGCAACTCCGCATAATTGATGATAATTTCACACAATAGGGCTGTCGTATAACGGCTAATACTCGGGACTTTGACTCCCGCAATCTCAGTTCGATTCTGAGCAGCCCGGCCACCTTTGAAGAGCAACACCTCTATCGGAAGATATAGCAGAGGACATCCCAGTGAAAGGAACCTGCCAACGAGACCTCCCGGTGAGGTCGGCTACTGCACAGCGGTAGATAGTTGACTGGAAGCAAAGCCGATATGTGTTGCTCTTCAATTCAAACACACAACGCCCGAAGAAGAATGCCCGTCACGATCTGGCTTGCGTGATAGGTAAAAGCGGGAGCTGAGCCAGACATCAGAAGGTAGTGGGAGGTCACGAAAGTGAACGGGGTTCATCCCGGCTTACGTCCCACCGTTGTGTTCTAGTTACACCAACACAAGGTGAAACGCGCAGTGGCGATGCGCAAGTTGGGCCATACCTACCGAAAGTCGCCCTGAAACAGAGAAACGGCAAGCCGGGATCGCCTCCGGCCACCTTGTCCTTTTAACCAACCGCCCCGGTGCTTTCCTAGACCGGGGCTTTTTATTCCCCACACGACACTACTTAACGGCTGAGATGAATACACATCAAAAGCTAGAGCGGTTGTTAGTCCAACAAGCCCGTGCTCGGGATGCGATCAAAGAGGCCGAAGCATCCCGCACAAGGACCCACAACGGGAAGAAAGCATCCTCAATCCGAATCCAAGCAATTCAAACTACACTTTGTGACATCAAACGAAAGATTGAAGAAGTTAAAGGCGAGCTACAAGTAGAGAAGATTCTTCGGAAAGAACAAGAGCGGGAAGAGAAAGAAAAGCAGCGGAGTCTTGTAAAGAAGTTGAAAGAAGACATCGGCTACACAGAAGAACCACCCGAGTCTTGTGCTACTTGTGTACACTTTAAACCTGAGATTTCAAGAGGCGGTGAGCACTTCAATCCAAGGTGTTCTCTGTATCAATTGAAAGTAAAACCCAACGGCTACTGCAATAGCTTTGCAGTCAAAGCCGGTTAACCACAATAATCCACTTAACAACGAACACGGAGGTTCGAGAGAAGCGAATGACGAATAGTAACGAAGTCACCCTGCCAACCCAGTACCAGCAGTTCATCCACAAGAGCCGCTATGCCCGTTGGCTAGAAGAAGAGGGGCGCCGAGAAACGTGGAACGAGACGGTTGATCGCTACATCCGTTTCATGTGCTACAACAAGGACGGGAGTCCTTTGATCGCAGAGCAAGAAATTACTGAGATTCGAGATGCCATCTTGCACTTGAAGATTCTTCCTTCTATGCGGGCCATGATGACAGCTGGCCCGGCTCTTGAGTTGACCAATGTCGCCGGGTACAACTGTGCGTACACCCCCGTAGACAAACCGATCCGCTTCGCGGAGATTCTGTACATCCTGATGTGCGGCACGGGCATTGGGTTTTCTTGTGAGGCCTCGGAGATTGATTCTCTTCCGAAGGTGCCTGAGATTCTCGGTCACTTCAACAAGTGTCTTGTTGTAGAAGACAGCAAGGAGGGGTGGGCAAGCGCTTACCGTGAGCTGGTGACCCACCTGTTCAATGGTGAGGTTTGCCAGTTCGACCTCAGCAACCTCCGACCCAAGGGTGCCCGGCTCAAGACGTTCGGTGGTCGAAGCTCAGGCCCGGAGCCCTTGAAGGAACTCTTCGAGTTCACGATTGAAACCTTCCGACAAGCAGCGGGTCGTAAGCTCAAGCCGATTGAAGTTCACGACATCGTTTGTAAGATCGGAGAGGTGGTTGTTGTCGGCGGAGTTCGTCGTAGCGCAGAGATCAGTCTGAGCGACCTGTCAGATAAGTCAATGGCGAACGCCAAGGGCAACTTCGAGGTCAATGAGTTCCATGTCTCAAACCAAGAGGTGGACAGCGGCAACGTGACTGCTAGTATCTGGTACACCGACGCATCTGGTAAACCGGGCTACCTTAAGGATTTGGTAGTTGATTCGTGGTCTTGGGGGAAGATCGAGGATACGATGACTATTCCTTGGTACTTCTGCCAGAAGCAGCGTGCTCTTGCTAACAATTCCGCAGTGTACGAGAGCAAGCCATCTATCGGTGAGTTCATGGACGAGTGGGTGTCGTTGTACAAGAGTGGTTCCGGGGAGCGCGGTATCTTCTCACGCGCAGCAGCGCGTATGTTGAACGAGCGTGTTGGGCGAAAGAACGATGTGAAGCACGGAACAAACCCATGCAGCGAGATCATTCTCCGTCCTCAGCAGTTTTGTAACCTGACGGAAGTGGTTGTCCGTCCTAGCGACACTGTTGAAACTCTTGCCAACAAGGTTCGTCTAGCCACCATCCTCGGTACACTCCAAGCACGGCTCACCAACTTCCCGTTCCTTAGCCCTGAGTGGAAGGAGACGACGGAAAAGGAGGCGCTGTTGGGTGTGTCGATGACTGGCATCTACGATGGCCCAACTCTTACTGACGAGGAGCTTACGTACCTCCGGTCTGTTTCCGAACAGACAAACAACGTGTACTCGTCGCGTATTGGTATCAACCGTTCTGCTGCAAGGACTTGCGTTAAGCCATCGGGGACTGCATCGCAGCTTGTGGATGCTGCTTCGGGTATCCATGCACGTCACTCTCAGTTCTACATCCGACGTGTACGGGGTGATACCAAAGACCCTCTCACTCAGCTCTTGATCGCGGAGAGCGTACCGAACGAGCCGTGTGCCATGAAGCCAGACCAGACGGTTGTGTTCTCGTTTCCTATCGGTACTCACGGTAAGATCACAACCCGAGAGGACGTGGATGCAATCGCTCATCTTGAGAAGTGGCTTCAGTATCAGAAGTATTGGTGTGACCACAAGCCGAGCGTGACCATTTCCGTCCGAGAGGACGAGTGGTTGAAGGTAGGTGCGTGGGTGTACGAGAACTTCGAGTGGATGTCTGGCGTGTCGTTTCTTCCGTATGCCGGTGGGTCATACATGCAAGCCCCTTACGAGGAGATTGACGCGTTCCAGTGGCAAGAGATGAAGAAGACTTTCCCGCACATCAATTGGTATCGTCTTGCTGAGTTCGAGAAGAGTGACAACACCGCTGGTTCGCAAACACTTGCTTGCACCGGGGGGGTGTGTGAGATTGTGGACATCGGCACAAACGAGTAACCGGGGCTTGACACACCCCTGTTTACTGAGTAAAGTTGTTTCCGAAGCACCGAGGTGATGTGCATTTTAAGGGGCTGTTCTCATACCTCTTTCACTTAGCCCTTGGTAAACGGGCGGGAACGTTGAGACTGGTTAGGTACGAACGTCCGTATCTAGTCGGACGCGCACTCAACAAGTACCGCCCCGCTTCACCCCTCATCCCCTACCGGGGATATCCTCAACATACACCCTTAAAGGTATGCGTGATATGGAGAAGCCGAAACTACCAGCCAAACGAAAGCTTGATGAGTTTGTTGTCACTCCGTACCAGAACTATCTTATCGTTTTTGATGGTTGGGATAAGACCTCAGTCAGCGATGTTCAAGAAGCCGAAATGCTCATCCACGCACTCGCGGAATGGATCGAGTACAAGCGTCAGCTTGAGAAATGGGAACGAGAGCACACCCTATGACCGCCTTGGCAATTAGCTACACCCTTGACCACGAACCAACCATGAGTTGGGAACAATACATGGAGTGGTATCTCCACTCCGGAGGAGATGTGTGGTATTATGAGTGCTAGCCTTCTACTTCTTTCGGTAGTGATGTCTTACATCGTCACCACCAAGGGTGACATCCGGGTTACTACCCCTAACGGAACCACTATTACCATACCCGAGGGATCAACCTTCCGAGTCAACCGACACGAAACCCGGTTCGATTCTCGGACGGTGGTGTTAGACAACGCACGTATATTTGGAGATGGGTTTGAGTAGTCTTAAAGAGTTTTGTTTCTCGTTGTGGGATCAGCACAAACCGAAGACGTACCGCCAAGCTCGTTGTCACCTAGCTTCCTCGATGGAGGAAGACCCGCTTACTGATCCAACTGTTGCTTCCCCCACCCTTATGGTTTACTTCACCCACTGGCGGAAGAAAGAGGGTCTGAGTAAGCCTCGTCCGCATCGTAGGAACAGGAAGCAACAAGATGAGTAGCATCGTCCCCGCTTATGTGGAGAGTAAGACGGCTCATCTCCTGCCTCTGATCGACGCTGACAGTCTTGTGTATCGTGCGGGTTTTTCCGGAGTAGAGCGAGACGAAGAAGGCAAGCCACAGCACACCCCGCTAGCGCACAGTCTCTCCAATTTGCGAACGATCATGGATAGTCTCCTTGACAAGTTCCCACGTAGAGAAGGCGAGCATGTCTTTCTTACCCCCAGCGGGGGGTTTCGTTACAAGGTAGCGAAAATCAGGCCGTATAAAGGTACACGCACATCACACAAACCCGAACATTTCACAGCTATGCGTGAGTACCTACAAAAGAAGTACGGTGCCATCGTTGTAGACGAAGACCTGCCTGAAGACCAGCGCCGGGAGGCGGATGACTTCTGCGGAATGTACCAGTGGGCGAAGCCCGATAAGTCTACATGTGTGGTCAGCGGTGACAAGGATTTGAAGCAAATCCCCGGTTGGTTATACAACCCGCAGAAGGATACGTTTGAGATGCGTACCCTTCGAGATGCTGACTTGTTCTTCTGGTATCAGATGTGTGTGGGCGATTCTGTTGACAATGTAGCGGGTCTGAAGGGCATGGGTCCGAAGAAGACCGAAGGGTTGCTTGAGTCATGTAGTCGTAAGCCAGTGCGTGTAATGAAGGCAGTGGCTGCGTTGTATAAGAAAGAGTTCTCCGGTCGATGGAAGGATGCGTTGGATGAGAATGCTCAGCTCCTCTTTATCCATCGACAGGAAGGCAAAGACTGGAAGGAATACTTTGGAGGAGTACACGACCTATGAGCGCATGTCGTGATCCGTTTGAAGATGCCGAAGAGAACATCCGGCAAGGAATGAGCTGGGGTGCAGCCTACACCGTTGTGCTTGAGAAGTGGATCGGAGAGGCTGCTATCAATCTCATCGAGAAACGGTTTGATGAAATCTGGAATGAAGTTAAAGGACACAGCACTAGTGACACTTAACCTAGAAATCAAAAAGCTACACCCCGAAGCAAACCTCCCCACCAAAGCTAACCCAGCGGATGCTGGGCTGGACTTGTACTGTTTCCCCAAGAACGGCTCTCCGTATGCGGAGATTGCTCCGGGTAAATCTGCTCTAGTTGGGACTGGTATCTCAGTCTCTATCCCAGAGGGGTACTTCGGATACATCCGTAGCCGCTCTGGGCTGGCATCTAAGAACCACCTGGAGGTGGGTGCTGGGGTGGTAGACGGCGGGTATACGGGTGAGGTCTGCGTGCTTCTCAGGAACCACGGTGATCGTATTCAGTACCTGGTGGCCGGTGATCGCATCGCCCAGCTACTCATCCTCCCGGTTCCAAAGGTTAATGTGGTGGAGGTTAAGGAGTTCACCACGGTAGTGGGTGAGCGGGGTGATGGTGGTTGGGGGAGCAGTGGAAAGTAAAAAGAGAAAAAGAAAAGATACTCGGTATCTTGACATAGGTTCTCGCAAGCGGGCTGTTTCAAGATACTGTATGATGAAGCACCGGACCAAGCACACAGACACGAGCAGAAATAAGTCGTATGCCGGTATTTCTGTGGATGTGTCGCTTGAAGATTTTGTCGAGTGGTTTATGCCAAAAGACTTCGCTGGTTGCTCCGTTGACAGAGTTGACAAAACAAAAGGCTATTCTCTGGACAACATGCAGGTTGTGCCTTTGTGGTTTAATATAGCGAAGGACAAGGTCAAGGCTGTTGATGGCAAAACAGAGTGCTACGTTTGTAAGATCACCAAGCCATTGCCAGAATTCGTGCAAAGCAGAAACAGGAAACTGACAGGATACAGCAACATATGTTTGGAGTGCGAGCGAACACGTGACCGCAGCCGGTCTAAAAGGAGTTCCGGAAAATGATCGACATCGATCCCCGATTTGAACAACAGTTCCGAGAGATGACCGAAGCTGATCGAGCGGTTATCCTTCAGTGTGGTCGTTTGTACGCCTACAAGATTCTCACCCCTATCGGGATGGTAAAGCGAGATTACTTGAGTCCCGACGAGTACCTCAACCTAGCAGCTATCCACGACCAATGGGGTCTTAACATCCCGAACGTGGTGCTCCAAGCAGCTACGACTTATGCCCTTGCTGAGTTGATCTCGGTGGGGTTGGCTGGACCGGAGGCGATTGTAAACGTGGAAAGGTTCTTCTCGGATTTGATTAAAGCGGAAGGGGGTGGTTGATATGGGTGTTACCGCTAAGGGTCCGCCGTATGTGAGCCAAAAGGACTGGAATGAGATGTCTAGCCAAGATATTCATGACTACTACAAAGGCTTTGGTGTCCACAAGCCAATCATTCCCGAGGTGGAGGAGCGTACTCAAGAGGTTGTGTGGAAGAAGGTTGATCCCCAGATCGCTAGGGATATGTGGTTGGATAGCCAGTTCCTTGATGGTACGACAGTACGGGAAGTGCTTGAAGAGCAGAAGACTTTGGATAACGACCCCGACCTAGAAACCGAGTGGGGTCTAGTGGATGAAGATGGGGAAGAAGCTACCGTGCTGGCAGACCTTCTCCATCACAAAGCCCCTTGGGAAAAGAAGCACCAAGTCGGAGGCACCCACTACTCCGATCTCTCCATCCAGCCTTGGGATGCTATGCGAGCGTGGTTCACTCCTGCTGAGTATGCGTCGTACCACATCGGGTCAGTTATCGGTTACCTGAGTCGTCACCGCAAGAAGGGTGGATTGAGCGACATCAAGAAAGCACACCACCACTTGAGTGAGTTGATCCGGTACTTTGAAGAGGAAGAGGAATACGAATGAATAACTGGTTTGTTGTTGGCGTCGGTAAAGAAGAGAAGTTCCCCGAGAAAGTGATCACCGATCTAGGGAAAGCGAACGTCAGCATGGCTATCGGTAAGCCGGGAGATCAGGTTTGGCAGTATGGCTGGCTAGACGGGGATGAGCAATCGTATACGGCCACCATCACTTGGACCCCGGAAGTAGCTCTGATACCAAAAGGGAAGTACACAGCCGATGAGTTGATTGTTCGGATACGAACAAGTGAGAAGATCGCCAAGGAGCGGTTGCAAGCTGACCAAGTGTTTTTCTTTGTACACACCCGTCGTGTAAAGGATGATAAGAGTGAAGCGTAACAACAAGGACGTAACCGACGACGACAAGTTCTCGATTGCCGTTGAGAAGTTCAATCGAGCTAAGCGTCGTAGTATCCAAGACAAGACCAAGGGTAACAAGCGAGCCGAGGCTAAGATCACCGAGCTAACCGATGAGGTGGGTCGTCTTAGCCAACGGTTGAAGATGGCTACAACGCTATTGCGTTGGTTGGTGAAGCACATGCCGGAGAGTATTCGTACGGAGTACGAGGTGTATCGTATGGCTATCAATGCTGGGGAGATTGATGACGTTCATCCCTAAGAAGAGGAAGCGCATCCAAGACCCCGAAGCCAAGCGACCCAAGAAGCTCCGCTCTGGGTTTGAAGCCAAGGTCAAGAAGTCCCTTGAAGCCCGTGGTGTGGAGTTTGAGTACGAGTCGGAACGACTACCGTACATCATCCCCGAGTCCAAGCACAACTACACACCGGACTTCATCCTCGTAACCGAGAAGGGAACCAAGGTGTATGTGGAAAGTAAGGGAAATTTCACCGCAGCGGATCGTAAAAAGATGAAGTTAGTTGTTGAGCAGAATCCGGGGTTGGATATACGCATGCTCTTCATGCGTCAAAACAAGATTCAACGTAACTCTAAAACCACATACGGGTCTTGGTGTGATAAGCACGGTATCCCGTGGGCCGTATCCGCTACAGGCTTTGTACCCGATAGTTGGATTCGAGGGGATTGATGAAGTACGCAGATGAAGCAATCACTGTAATCCCTGTTGCCATGACCATGCCGATTGTTGATTTCATCCCGAACACGGATGACCTCACATCGTACATGGCTCGCGTCAGCAACCCGCCTAATCAGACCAACTTCAAGACGGCAGACAAGCTTCTTAAGCACTGTGCGGAGGAAGGTCACTGGTCTGTGTTCGATATGGTGGATGTGATTTTTGAGATCGAGGCTCCCCGAGATATCTCTCGTCAGGTACTTCGCCACTACAGTATGCGATTCCAAGAGTTCTCCCAGCGTTACGCGGATGTCACCGAGGACATGTTCGTGCTTCGCGAACTGCGAATGCAAGACACGAAGAACCGCCAGAACTCGACCCCTTGTAGGAGAGACGACTGGCAAGATGAGTGGGAGAGCGATCTCAACAAACTTCTCTACTTGGTGCAAGACTATCAAGAGAAGTGGCGATCTCGCGGGGCAGCCAAGGAGTGCGTTCGGGTGATGTTCCCAGAGGGGCTTACGATGTCACGGATGTACGCAAAGATTCCTCTCCGTACTCTGACCCACTATATCAAGACACGAGGACACGAGTCTACCCAGAAGGAGCACCGATTGATCGTAGAAAAGATGCTGCCTCACATCCCCAAGCTGTTCCCTCTTTCCTATAAGTTTCTACTTCCCGAGGAAACCCCCGCCGATGCTTCTTGATCTAGTTCAATTCGCCATTGCCTTCTGGCTGTGTGTAGCCACAGTACTTTACCTGACCAACCGGGAGGACTACTCCTTCGGTCATCTTCTGCTGTGTCTTGCTTGGCCGTACATCCTTGTCGTTGGTCTGTACCAACTCTCAAAGCACCAAGGGAAGTAAACCATATGACCGCTCTTTACCTGTACATTGTTGCTTGTGTGTATTTCTATTGGATTGAGTCGGATGAGGAGAATGCCAACGACCCGCTTCGGTTGGCTGAGATTGCTTTCTGGCCGGTGCTCTATCCGTTCTACATGTTCTATCTTTGGTACAAGAACCGAGCGGGGTGATTGGGGTATGTTCCGTTGGTTGTTTGGTAATAAATCACAAGAACCTCGTCAACAGACCACCGTGTCTCGCATGGAAGTCCTCGACGGCTATTTGGTTACGGAGGGTATGTTCTGGTTTAGTCGCAAGGGACCGGGGCAGGATTACTGTAAGTTCTCTGTGTTTGGTAGTCCTGGTAGTACGTTCTACTATGACACGGAGACAGGTGAGCAAGTGTGGGATTATTCGTTGGTGAGGTTTATCAACGAGCAGTACCAACTCCGTAAGTTTAAAGCTGAACTAAGGAACTTTATCCCGCATGTCCACTCTAGTAGCTAACCTCCCGCCGATTCAATTGTATGTTGATAAGGGGTTTTTGTTGGGGGACAACATCTCCGAGCCGATTGAATTCGTTCCTTGTACTCTTGTATCGGTGAAGTCTGTTCCGGGATGTTCTTTTCTCTTTGAGATCTACATCCCTCAGATGGGAGCCCTGTACGACAAGGTGCCTGTATCTCGGCTTTGGTGGAAGGAAGTGCCACCTGCTTTTCAAACCAAGGAGTTGATGCAACGTGAACTCCAACCTTGGGATTGCTTCGCCCACGGAGTGGTGGTAGTGGAGAAGAACCTCATCCAAGGGTGTGAGGTTGAAGCCCGTCTGTGGAACTCAGATGGAGAAATGATCTCCATGAAAGGGAACTACGTTCTCACCCTTGACTCCTACGCCACAGAGAACCCCGACCTGACCTTCAGCCATCATCTCCCCGAGCACAAGAGTCACAACTTGATTGCGTTGGAGAACGGGCAATACGCTCTTCTTCCCAATAACCTTGTGACGTTTAAGGTGTCGTCCTTGTACTGGAAGGAGCCGGAGGTTCTTCCGTTGAAGGTGTGCCAGTTCGACCAGTTCCGGTCAGAAGATCGGTGTATCCCGTTGGGAAAGGCTACTAGGGTGGATTACAGTGACAGTTGAAAGCATGCGAAAGTGGCTCGACTCTTGCCCAGTCCCAGTCATCGCAAGAGTTTTATCTGAACAAGATGATATCGAGTTTCTCTCATCCTCTAGCTTCATCTACGAGAAGGGAATGCTTGTCGTGATTGAATTGCAGTCTTTGAAAACCCTCTTGGAGAATAAGGCGGACTACATCGGATGATTAAGATGTTGCGTAGGTGGTGGCTAGCGTTTCGTAGGAAGTTGCTCTGCAACCGAGGGCTACACAAGTACCCGCTTTCATCAAAGGACAACTCTATTGTCCATTTCTCCTACCACACAAAGAGCAACGCTCAGGTGTTTGAGCGGAGGTGTTGTGTGTGTGGACACCGAGATGAGATTATCCGTTATGGTTAAGATGCTTTTCCTAGATATCGAGACACTCCCCCATCACGCTGCGGTGTGGGGTTTGTGGGGCCAGAACGTAGGTATCAAGCAAATCATCAAGCCCGGTCGTACTACATGCGCTGCTTGGAAGTGGCTCGATAGCAAGCGGGTTGAGTTCGCGGCCGAATGGCATCCGATCAAGGACCAAGAGGACTGGTTCTGCTACAAGGAGTTTCTTACTCGTCTTCACGAAGTTCTCGATGAAGCCGACGTAGTTGTCACCTACAACGGAAAGCGTTTCGACATCCCCACGCTGTACAAAGAGTTCGTGCTCTACAATCTCCCACCCCCGTCTCCGTTCCACCACATTGACCTGTACCAGACAGTAAAGCGTCAGTTTCGTTGGGCAAGCAATAAGTTAGATTTTGTGTGTCAGCAGCTCGGCCTTGGTGCTAAAGTACACCACAAAGGTCAAGAGCTGTGGACTGATGTGGAGGCTGGTTGTCCCAAGGCACAACGGATCATGGAACGGTACAACCGTGGCGATGTCACGTTGCTTGAGAAGCTGTACCATCGCTTGAAGCCGTGGATTAAATCGCACCCAAACCTCGCGCTCCTAGAGGAGAAGTCCGGTATCGTCTGCCCTACCTGTGGCTCCGATGACATTGAGTTCCGTGGTTATCGCTATACAAAGACTCGTCGGTATCGTAGGTTCGTGTGTGGTTCGTGCCATAGCTGGGGATCGGTAACAGCTTCCGATAAGGAAGTGTTTGGGGAAACATCGGGATGTTCGTAGCAGCTCGCGGAGCGATACTCGAAGACCACGACTTCGTAGAGTTCCTCGGTCACTGTTGGCGATACTTCGGTAGCGAGACTCAGCTAATGACGGAAGTTATTGCTCGGTGCGGGTACGGGTTATGCTGGGTGCAACCGGAAGTTCTTCCACTTGACACAACCCTTCTACTGGAGTACGATGGCTCTACGATTAATAACACGGAGGTTGAGGCACCAATCACTATGGACGATTTCATCCAAACCACTAACACCTACGGGGCCTATCGCGGCATGGATAACCTAGACGGCATCATCGACATCATCGACCGATGCAACCCACACCACGACGATCCAGAGGACATCTACCAAGCTCTCCAAGAGATGCGCCGTCTTACCCTAGAGGCGATCAACTGGATCGAGATGACCACCGAGGATAACGACGAAGAGCCATCCGACGAGGATGGGTTGTTCGATTACGACCGAGACGGGGAAGACGATAATGACCGATGACCCTCGCATCCTAGTGATGCGTGTTCCCGGTAAAGAGTACGTACTGGCAGCCTACGCTTCTAAGCCACCCCATGCTGAGGCATCTATTAAGCTGTATCAGTCTTACTCCGAGATGGACCGTACCAAGGATTGTTTTCTGTTTCGCCTAGACAAGTGCTGCGTTTCTGGTCTGTGGGGGTTTGCTGAACACAACACCCTTCTCGGACCAATCATCTTCGACTCGGATAGGCGCGCACCTTGCCCTTTCGTTATGAGCGATGCTCTCGCTCTGGCTAAGCACTCCATCAATTGGCTTGAGAACGACTTCGATGAAACTATCTCTCGGTACGGAAGCGTGACGCTGGTCAATATTAACGGTAAGCTTTTTGATGTAAAGGTATCCGAACAACGAGGTCCAAACCTATGACCGATGAAACCGACATCCCCGTAGATGACGACGAAGACTTAGAGATCGTAGCCAAGGAATCCGGAGGACTGCTCCAAGTCCACGGGAGTAATACCGTCTTGATGCTCAAGGGTCCATCTCCATTTCCTACTCCGTTTGATTACATCAAGGACTGTGTCGGAATGGAAGTGCGTCTGTCCTCCAACCCGGCTAAGCCGGATGAGTATCGGTACTTGGTAATGGTACAAGACTCCTTCGAGTGGCGAGGTATTGAAGAGTGTCTTAACGCTATGTCCGAAAAGGAATACGAGAAGACTGTTCGTAATCTCAGGACGGTGAATTGAGATGAGCTTTCGTGTAAGGTTTAAGAAGGAAAGGGGTCGGTGGCCTAACCATAGAGAGTCTGTTGGGTATTCCTTATGGTGTGGGGTGCAAGAAGGTGTCTTGACTATGGATGAGGCTCTGGATAGACTACTCAGAGTGGTTTAAGTAAAATACGCAACCCAAAAGAAAGGGGCCGGCTGGAAGGGAAGAGTAAAATCTCCCAACTAGCTCGGCCCCTTTTTCGTTTCCGTCACTTCGGTTTGTCGGCTTCTATACACGATCTTAGTATCTCGTGCTTGAGCTTACATTCTTTGTACTGCAACCCCCACACCATCATAGCTGTACCTACCGGAAGAGTCTCATCCAACACAAGAGAGTCACAGGGCTCAAGTGCTAGCTCCGATACGTAGTCACACATGCGGGATGGGTTACTGGGTGGATCGCGCCAGAGCTTCGAGCACCCGGCGCTGGTCATCACTAACACAAGCAACAGGGTCAACCTCGTGAGGTTTTGCATCCTCATACTGCCTCCGTATCTCTGATGCCTCTAAACGCCCCTGAGAGAGCTTCTGAGCGTCTTCCGACGCTTTCCTTGACGCTACCCTTGCCAGAGCCTTCTCGCTCTCTAGGAGCTTCTCGTTGGCTTCTAGGA